ATGCGTTCTGACGTTGATGAGATAATCACGCAAAAAATTGAAGGTTCTATCACAAGTGTTTCAAAGGTTATTTTTCCAACCACCACTAACCACCACGACACCTTATTTGGTGGTACCGCTCTCGCTTGGATGGATGAGGTCTCTTTTATTACCGCAACACGTTTTTGCCGTAAACGCTTAGTGACAGTCTCAACCGAAAAAATCAATTTCACTCACCCGATTCCTTCTGGCACCATCGTCGAATTAGTCGGTAAAGTTAGCCGCGTTGGTCGAACAAGTTTGACTGTCAATGTGTCGATATTCTTAGAAGATATGTATCGTGAAGGACGCGAAGAAGTGATCCATGGTCAATTTAATTTTGTTGCCGTTGATGATAACGGAAAACCAACACCAATCATTGATTAATATAAAGTTTTAATTAGTTAAAATAGCAATAAATATACCAATGGACACACTCATGGACACAAAACCAATCCCTATAAACAAGGGCTTATTCACTATAAACTGCATTCTACATATATCAGTTGCCTAACATAAAAGATATTAAAAGCCCAACTCAATCGTGTGTTCTATTTTTCTGCTCCTATTGAAATTACATTGCATTTTACTGTATAAAACAACAGTGTTTTGTACGCAAGATGTTTATCACCTTACACCTATGAAGGAGCATTTATGGTTAATATCAAAATAAGACTTGACCTCAACATGAAAGGGAAGCTCCCTATCGGCACCTTTCAAGCGCTTCAAGCTCAAGTTGAGAAGAGATTAAAAAACAAATACCCTGAATTAAATGTGGATATTGGCTGGGGAGCTCATACTAGCCTAAATATTGATGGACTAAAAAAGAATGAAAAAAAAGACTACATCGAAGAAGTGCTGCAAGAGATTTGGGAAGATGATAGCTGGCTCCCCGAAGGAAACCAAACGGAAGATATAGAATATTTTGACAAGTAGCCAGCGCGACAGGTAGCGATAGCAAACTAAGTCAGCACTGAGAATAAGCCCCTAAATACCATAGGGGCTTTTGCTTATTTAGCGCTCTACAGCCTCCTCCTCCGCTTGCCTCTCCGCCTCCTCTTTCGCCAATCGCTCGGCTTCTGCTTGTTTGAGGTTGTAGATAGAATTCACTGGCATTTCGACACGCATATCTATCCAGCGCGATTCAGGAACGTCACACGGCTCATAGTTTTCGTAGTAAACAGGGTTGCCGTCTTTATCTATGTACTTGATGCGTTTGTTCTGGAAACGCTCCGGTAGGTCAGCGTTCTGTTGGTGGAAAACAAATAGCTCGATATCCCCATCCGGTTTAACCTTGTAATCAATGAGGACCATGTTTTTACCGTTATGGTCTTGAGGAATGACAAAGCCGTTATTGATACCCCATGCACCATCTGCATTAAAACCCGCAACGCCCTTAATCAGGTAATGACCGATGCCAAGATGTTCCATTTCAACGCCTTCAGATTCGTCGTTTAACTCAATGTCATCAGCGAAGAGTTTTACCACCGGAGAAGCGGCTTTTAAGTTGCCATTGGCGTCTTTAGTGGTGTTTGCTGTGTTATAAATATCATATTTTGTGAGCGCACCATTAAAAACGGTATAATTACTCACCTTTCCCGTCCCACTTGAGAAAAAGATACCGTTCGATCTATCACTCGCGTAATTGACATTAAACCCATTACCCCACGTATTAAAAGAGTTATCTTCCGCCCCTCCTCCTTGCCTAATCACCTGTGTGGGTAACACAGCTTTTAGCTCTGCATCTTTTATAATGCTGGGTGCTCTTGAACCAATTCCAAAATCACCCACTTGCATTGCTGTACCCATAGACTTAGGAAACGAAATGCTGTATTTGACTTTCCCATCAGGCCCACGCTCATATAGCTGAGCCATAACGGGTTGTTCGTCAGGCTTAGATTCTAAGTAAAGGGTTGAGCCATCATCTTTTTTCAATCTTAAAGTTGGATAATTTAGCCCTTTTTTATATACCGTTATTAACTCCATTTCCCCTGTAGTTTTATCAACCTTCCCGTCCAGCAACTTATCCCGCTCTGCTTCTGTGCGTGTTTTTCGCGTCGTGCCATCTGGAAGTTTAACGTCAATAACCCCCGTTTCAGTCATAATGCGATTCTGTATATCACTGAACTGTACGTTAGATGAATTCATTGCAACAATCGCGTTTGCTGCTGCTGAAATTGAATCCATTGTTGTTGTGAAAATAACGTATTTAGCACCAGTTTGTGCTGTCGGGATTGGAAAGTTTAATGTTAGTTCTGTGTTCGACTGTATTGAGTGAATGCTGTTGTTATGAACAGTGTTGCCGATTTGAATCTGTATCATCTGCATTGGAAGTACAAGATTAATATTCTCTTTCCACTTAGTGCCCACTCCAATTAGTTTTGTGCTGTTTGCTGTCGTTGTGACTGTTCCTACGTTGTACATAATATTCTCCGAAATTTAGATACAAAAAAACCGCACTAGGCGGCTTTTGTTTTTGTGGGGATTTTTTATTTAATAAATAACTTCATCTGTTGATGGGAAGACAATAACTCTAGCGCGCATAATGAATCGAGTCGTCTCATTTCTGAATTGAGGGATGCTTATTCCGATTGATGATTCGCCATCGCCGGAGGGCACGTCGACAACAAACTCATTCAGTGCATAGAAATCACTCTCAAGTAAATACGCGTTTGGCCTATTCTGCTTGATGCCATCTACATAAATATCACACAACCCCATATTCTGCCCGAGTGATGGAGCTCTGTATGTCATCGCTGCTCGGTTTGGTGTTTTAAAGCCAGTATGACCAGGCACCACATCAATCGGTGTTAATGCTCCCTGTACCCATACATGACATTTTTGAGATCGCTTTTTAACTTTAAAAAGCTCAACAACGTGTGAGCCAAACCAACTTTTATTTATATAGATATCTTTTGTAACTGAAACAATGTTTCCTTTTATGTTCTCAGCATAAATAGTTCCGTGCACATCACAGTTTTTAGCAATAACGACATTATTAAATGTTCCACTTGTCGCATTAATTTCCCCTCTTGCTTTGATGTTTTGAAATTCAGCAAAACCATTTTTATTGATGTGCCACCCTGAGCTACCTGCACTGTAGCTATTTGATTGAATAACATTTCCAATTTTGGCGTTAGTAATCGAGCCATCTTGAATAAGTCCTGAGCCGATGAATACTTGCCCGTTAACAACCATAAATGCAGGCTCTAGCTTGCCACTTACAGGGTTAAAGATACCAAACGTATCAGCACTGAAACCAATTTGCGTGACGACTTGGCCGTTTTTTACCTCCGCTCCCATCATGAACTTGGAATCATAATACTGACCATTCCACCAAATCCCTGCTTTGATAGTGTAAATTGCCGAGCCATTGCCGTTATGGTCAAAAATGGTTTGACCACGTTGCTCAATCGCTGCCTGCTGATTGTCAAACTCAGCTCTCGTCAACTGACTGAAATCCGCCAAAGCTTGCTCGTTGTCGCTGATTGACTGCTTGTTATCACTGATTGACGACTCTGCTTGACCGATTCGAGTAGATAAATCTGTGTTAACTTTAGCAATCGCCTGGTCTTGCTTCGCAGTCGCTTCTTTCTGCGTGTCAATTTGGGCTTGAACGGTGTCAATCCTGCTATCAAACTTCGCGTTGAGCTGTTCATGGCTTTTTGCAACTGACTGCTGAGTATCTGCCAGCGCTTCTTCTACTCGCGTAAAACGAGCATTGTTCTCACCGAGCTGGGCATCAATTTGCGTGAACTTCTGCGCATAAGCTTTATCGTTATCAACAATAATTTTGTTAGTTTCGCGAATGGAGGCTTTTGCACGCAAAATCTCCGTGCCTTGCTCATTTTGCTGCGCTGCGAGCTGTAGCGTCGTTTCAGCTTGCGATGATTCGATGTTAGACTGCGTGTTTTGAAGGTTCGCTATCGTCGCTTCATTGCTATCAAAGCGTGAAGAAGACACTTGCTCAAGCTCCGTCAATGTCTTATCCGTCTCAGCGATGGCCTTTGTGTTAGTTGTCACTGCAGCGCTGATATCTGATAACTCTTTGTTTGTCTTGTCTATTTCCTCTTTGTTAGCGTTAATATCTTTCCCGAGCTCTGCGCGCACTTGCTCTGTGCGTTCTGAGTGTGCTTTGTCTTGCTCTGCGATTGATTTACGCACATCCACGAATTCAGCTTGCGAATCTTCGTAGTGCGCTTTCACGCTCTCTGCAAGCTCAGCCGTTGCTTTCTCGTTCGTCGCAGTCGCATTCGCGATACGCTTAACTTCCGCTTTCGACTGTAGCAACTCAGAGCTATGCTGATTCACTTGAGCAGTCGTCTGCATTATCGCTTCTGAAACTGCAAGCTCCACATTTGACAATGACGTCTCAAAGTGTGTGATATAGCCGCGCATCTCGCCGAATTCAGCTGTAGTTGATTGCTCAAATTTAGCTTGCGCTTTTTCTAAGTCGCTAGTTGCTGTCTCAACTGTTGTGACGCGTGATTTAACGCCATCTACATCAGCTTTCACTTGACTGATTTGCTGCGCCGTTGCTTTCTCATAGCTCGACTGAGCATCCTTAATATTCAGGATTTCAGATGCGTTATAATCGACTTTTGCGGTGATTTGCTCTTGCCAGCGCGCGGCCGCTTCTCTGTCAGTGACTTGCACTTGCTCAATGCGGAATATCTCAGCTTTTCTATCTGCAACCTCTTCTTTCAAGCTGAAATGTACTTCCGTCGTGAACTTAGTGTTCATCATTACTGCTTCGTTGACCGCTTCAACATCTCTGTCAATGCTGACAACTTTCTGCTTCACATCAATAGCATCAAGCTCAAGCTCTGCAATCGCTTCTTTGCTAAAGTCAATCTGCTCTTGCATCTGCTTGCCGCCCTCGTTGGTGAGGAAGGTGTCGCCCAGCTCGTCAACCATATCCTTTGGCGTTCCACTAGCTTGACCCACAGCTTCGACAAATTGCGATTTTCCATAGCTGTTAACAGTACGAACATAAAACCAATAATCTGTACCCGCCTTTAAGTTATCCTTAGTCCAAAATTGCCCCTGACCTTGTCGGTTGGCTTTTGTGGTGACTTCGACGTCATTCGTACTGGCCAGTTTTTTGTCGCTGAACCAGAATTCAAATGTATAGCCATGCTGCGCGGTTTCACCACCATGCGGAATACAGGTCAATGAGAACATGCCGCCAACCATTTCAACACTGACCGGTTTAGGTGGAGCTTGGATATCAAAATCCACAATCGCTGGGGCAGACATCGCGCCAGCCGCATTAATTGACCGAACTTCGGCACGATATGAGCCACGCACAAGCCCCGATAAATCAACGCGGTCACTTGGCACTTGAATCGATTGGATAACCTTGCCATTTTCAAGAATATTCACTGTGTTATAGCGAACATCGGCAGCGGCTGACTGCCAACTCAGATAGCCTTGAACCACTTCACCAATATTTGTTGGCACAAAGGTTAGATTTAGTGGTGGAGCGACACCGCCAGTCGGTAAAACCGTAAATGGCGGGCGCACAAAAGGCTTGCCGATGATGTCTTCATAGATATGTGGCCCATCCTCTTCGAGCAGTAACTCGACACCCTCCTGCGGATGAAACTTCCACTCAGCCACGCGGCACTCAAAGTCCTGTATACCAATATGGGGCAAGTTAAGTAAGCAAACATCCCCTGGTCTATATGCGTAACCATCCATATTCATTTTTGACTGAATGCGACGACCCGCGCGTTTTTTACGTAGATACAAGTTTGTGACTCTTGCAGCTTGGTACGGACTAACAATAAAACGATAGTCAATGTTCTCTTTAATCTCTAATCCGTCTTCTTCAACCCACTCTTCAACAATAACAGGCTCAAAATCTGTTTGGATATATTGCTGTTCGGCATCAATAAATGTACCGTAAATGGCGTTAGTTGCATCACGTAGGGCTAATTCAGGCGTGATATTGACCGTATCAATGATTTGATTTGGCTCAATACGCAATACAGCAGGTCCATTGTACGCTTGCATCAAGATACCGTGCTTTCCAGCCACATAGGTTGGCTCAGCAGCTATGCATTTGTGCATGTGGTCAAGCACTGATGCTGGCGATTCGGAAAGCTCATAAGCGCCATTAATTGTATAGCGAGGCTCCGTATTACCCTCTGGGGTCATTACAGGCTCATCACATAAATCAGCAGCGACTTTGAACGCATCAAAATCAATGTCGGAATCAGGAACGTTTAAATAACTACGATAATAATCAAGAATGACTAATGCGCCGTTATTACTCCACACGGTTTTACCAGTGCGCGGGTCATAGATTTGCTTCCCCCACACTTCGACTTTGACGTTTGGTACGCCGTATGGAAATTTCTCAGCATCGTACTTTAGCGTTAAGCGTAACCACGCTAAGCCATCCCCTATCATGTCTTCCTTCCATGACGGGGCATTTTTCAGCAAATAAGGGTCACAATCCGTGCGGCTATTGTGAAACTCATAATCCGCTTTATCGCCGAATTCACTAATCAAATCGTCGTTCAGCCAAATCTTGCCAATGCGGTCTACTTTATGTGCTGCAATGGCTAGTGCCATAAATAAGCGTTCGTTTTCTGTTTGGTCACCCTTTTCTTCTTCGGCAAAAAAGAGCAGCCCTGAACACACTGTCTTACCGACAATGATGGTCTCTGGTGCTTTTGATGAACGAAGCATCTGCTTGCGCTCTGACTGGTCTCGATAACCTGACGGCACCTTGTCTTTGAATATCATTGAGCCAGCAAACTGTGTTGCCATGCCAGCCGCAATAACAGCCCAGCCAGCAGGGCCGCCCATGATCGCCCCAGCAATCATCGAACCCGTCGAAACGATATTTGATACAACTTTCCCCATCTACTCGACCCTCCATGCCTTGATTGGTTGATGGTTAACAGGTAATACCCCGTTTTCAGTGACAGACCACACCTTGCCAGCCCAAAGCACCCCAAGAGTTTTGCCTTCATCGCCATTAAACATAACAATGTCGCCCCTCGTGGCTTTGTCTGGTTCGATTTCGGTAAAGAAACTTGATAGGCCGGACTCTATGTCACCAAATTCCGACTTTAAGACTCGCATAGCCCCTGATTTTGTCTTATAGCGACCACGAACTTTTTCAGCGATATCGATACCACATACAGCAAGTGCGCAATCAGCCGCAAACAAACAGCAGTCATGCTCCCCCCATGAAAAAGGGCGACTCATTGCTTTTTGTAAGGTTTGAGGGAGGCGAGTAGTCCAGTTGATGTGGCGCATTTGATTATCTCCAGGCATAAAAAAACCCGCCGAAGCGGGTTGAATCACTAACATAGTAACTACATAAATGTTATAGCATCTTTATATAATTTATTTGCAGTCTCTCTTTCATTGCTGGTTAGTTTCGAAAATTTTTCATTTTTTAACATTGTGAACAGGTCAATACTATTGTCAATATTCTCACCTTTCAACTTTTCAGACTCTATGTATTTATTTCCATACTCCGCAAATTTAATAACATTATCTTTGTTTAATTTGCCATCACCTGAAATTAGATTATCACCAATCAGCTTCGCCTCTCTAAAATAATCAGCTAGTAATTGTTTGTTTTTGTTGTCATCTAGTGAAATAGAGTTTGACTCTAAAATTAACGATAGTAATTCTATTTGCCTGTTATTTTTTTTATCTATTAGTTCCAGCAGCTCAACAAGCCTATTGGCTCTAACGCTGGCTCTATTCAAAAAGAACCAAATTAAAACAGAAATGATTGCAATTACAATATTAGCAATAAGAAAGGGACCCATATTAACCTCCTATTAATAAGCTTAGGAAGATAATATCATTTATTACTTGTAAATAAACGCTGGAGCATCTTTTTTGCTACCCCAGTAAATTGCACGCTCTGCCATCTGTGCTGAGTAACGAAATATGCGATCACCATTGTGCCGCTTTGACCACGATTCGTCAGTAAACCTATCCGGTAACCCTTGCGACCAGCGCTCAAATCGATTTGAGACAGTAACAGCCACCTCACATTTATCCCCCGCACTCACACCAATATTGCTAATCTGCCCCGCAAATAACACCTCAGCAAGAACGGGCTGCCCGTCCTCATTAAGCGCAACCATCATTATCCTAACTTCGCGCCCTCGACTTCGCTCGTTCATTACATCGCCTAAGAGTGAAGCGTCAAAGCCACTCAGCGATAAAATAAGTTGCTGAGGGCTAGTTGTATTTTCTTCTGATACCGTCTCAATAGCACCAAACTGCCCCACACCTTGATAGACTTCACCTGCAATGATTAAATTGCCCGTCGATGTATGCACCCGTGTTACTCCGGACTTTAGGTCAAGTTTTGCGGCGACGACGATATAGCACCCCTCATTAATCGCTTTAACCATTTCATTCGAAAAAGGATGATAATTCATCAATAAAGCGCCTCCTCAAAAGAAAGTGTCGTTGATGTAAAAATACCCGGCACTCGACGCAGCCGACCTTGGTTATTGTCGGTTAGCTTAAAGATGCCATAAGGGTTTTGCACTTCAATTTTTTCACCTACTGAAGGGGGATTGCGAAGCATCGGGGAAAACACAATAGTTGCATTTCCTTCCGCATCGCTTATCACGTCAGAGGTTACTTTTTTAAGCTCATGATTGATTGTGATGTTATCGGCAGCTCTTAGTACCAACGAGTTGGGTATCCAACCTTTAGTTAACAAGGAGCGCCCAGTTTGATTGGGTTGATTAACAACAGGCTCCCCCACATTGTCAACACCACACCTTGCCCAATCAAATAACCTGATACGCCCCGACTCCCCATCTAATTGAGCCAGAATAACTTCCAGTATCCGCGATTTATCATCCGTTAAGTTATTGAGTGCTAAATCACAGCGCCAGCGGCTACCAGGGAAACGCACGGTTTGTGCGCTCCCAGTAAACGTTGAAATAAAGGTTTTGGTGTTGCTAATCAGTTGCCAATCAAGGGATGATGGCTCCAACTCTTTAGGCCAAGTGAGAATGTCCATGTTTATTTCCCTAGCGTTTTACGCAATTTACCATTTGTTTGAAAATCTCGCATGATATCCGCTTTAGCCTTTGCCGCGCCTTCTTCTGCCCCTTGTCGCGCCGCCTCTCTTAATGCCGCTTCAAGCGCAGCATCACCATTACCATGAACATGAATTTCCTGCTGAATAGTTGTGCCACCAGCCGTTTTTTCATTAACAGGCATATCAACTTTAGGCAGTTGAGCACGAACCCCTAACGAGCCATCTTTTGTGCGTGTCAGCGGCATTATCGCCTCTGGCCCTGCCTCACCCATCAAGCCCAGCGATGGAACACCACCCTTTGCAAACAGGAAAAATGTCGGAGCGTCAATAACTTGACCACTATAAGCGCTAAGCCCCGGTGTGTTGTACATTCCACCTTTAGCGTTCGGCACATAGCTTTGCCAACTCGTAGACATCCCCATGGCACCGGTATTTGCACTAGAAGCTCCCGCGCTCGCCCCCGCTGATGAACCGCCAAGACCGCCAAACAACCCCGTCAGTGAATTTGTTATCATGGCTTGCATAGCAATACGAACAAGGTCTTGAATAATAGCTTGAGCCAGTGATGCTGATAGCTCTTGCAACGCTTCTGAAAATGACTTAGAGCCTGTCAATATTCCCGTCAGCGCATTGCTAGTGCGTTGCTCAACAGTTTCCAACAAGTTCATCTGCATTTTCTGCCATTTGCCCTGTGCGCCATAAAGCTCTTTTGCAGCTTCTAATTGAGCCTCTTTCGAGCGATTAGTTGCTGCAATCATGAGTTCCTGGTACCGCTCCTGACTAATCAAGTCATTGTTGCGGTAGGCCTCATATAATGCTCGTTGTTCATTAAGCTGGTTTTGCAGTTTAACAACAGGGTCAATTTCCCCCGAAAGCTCATAACTTGGTAAGGCCTTTTGGTTAGCTTCTTCGGTTAACTTTTGCTTGATGTAATCATTACGCAGTTGCAAGCTGGCGGTATAATACTGCTGCTCACTTAACAGATTGGCTTGACGAAGTTCGTTCAGCTCCTTGGCGGCTTCTTTTTCTTTGCGAACAATGGCTTCATAAGGACTGTATTTTTCTGCGAGTTCTAAGCGCTTGCGCTGATGATTTTCTTCATTCAGCAGCGCTAGACGCTTCATCTCAGACTGACTGACGTAGCCTTTTTTATTCAACTCAATTAATTTGTCGTTGTTCTCCTTTTCATCAGCAAGTATCTTTTGCAGACTTGAAAAATGTTCAGACTCAATCGATTTTCGCAATTGCTGGTAATCGTTAAGCGCTTTATTTTTACCTTTGTCTTTATCGCTCTCAGTCAATTTCGGGGTGGGGAGCTCGCCATTTCCAGATACTTCGACCTTTGAGCCTGAATCTATTTTATCTATTAGCTCCTTCACCGTTGCGGCGTTAGCTTTTATCGTGTTAAGGTTTTGATTTACTGTATCAAGTTTAGCTTGTTCTTCTGTTAACCTATCATTGTCAGGGCCTTTCTTCCCGAAAATCCGACCGAAGCTATTTGTATGATCGTTTTTGATACCATGGATTTGCCCCTGAATGCCATTAGCAACCTTCTCCATTTCCATTATTTCTTTTTTATATTCGATTAGCTTTGCTCCTAACTGAGCCTTGCTTAGATTTGCTAATTCAGCAACCGTGATCTTAAGAACAGAGTTGAGCTCAAGAGCTTTTTGTTTAGTTTCACCAACCTTTTCAGTCACATAAAATAAAGCGCCACCCAACATCATGGCAGCACCGACAGGTCCACCCAATAGCGCCATTGTTCCGCGCAAAGCTCGCGATGCAAAATTCAGTCGATTTTGTGCGGCCGTAAGCTCGTCAACAGTCGCTCTTTCAGCACGATTAAGAGAAATGATTGTGGCTGAGTTTTTCGCCATTTGTTGACGTATTGCATTACGCTGAGTTTCAGTTTGAGCCGCACGTAGCTGTGCTGCTAATGACTCTTGAGTGGTAATAGCAAATGCCTTGTCAGCTCGAATTTTCTCAAGCGTGGTCTCTAACCCTTTCGCCTGTGCTGCATTCAAAACATAATTGTTTTTCGCTGTAACAAGCATGTTTTTACCCGCTTCATACGCACTCAGCGACAAATTGCCCATATAGCGCGATAAACCAATCCCCCTATCGCAATTGCCGCTGTCGCAAAGCTGCTAAAGTTTTCACTGATTGTAGCTAACCCTGCCGCCATGGAACGAGTGATCCCCAAACTGGCGTTAATTTCACCAAAATAAGATTTGGCTGCATTGGTCGCCTTGGTGAAACTATCCGAAACCGTGTTATCCATGCTGTCTGCAAGGGCATTATTCGCCTCTTTGGCATTAATCAACGCGTTGGCAAATAATGTCATTGCAATGCCACTTTTGGATGCCATCTGTTTAACATCATTTTCTGTGACCTTAACCCCGCCGCGCATACGGGAAAGCTCTTTGGCAATATCCCCCACCACACTAGGCATCGCATTTAAGACAGAATGCCAGTCATTGCCCTTTAAAACACCGGTGACCATCGCACGGTTTAGTGCGTTATATGCGGATTCAGTTTGTTGTGCACTGGTCGCATTGGCCGTAAAAACCGACGATAACGATTCAATGTAATCCAGCGTATTTTCCGTGGAATATCCCAGCTCTTTCATGGCCGAAGCTGAACCCACATACAATTCTTGGGTCGTTTCAATCGCCTTCCCGTTGCGGTTACTCACCGTTAAAAAGCGCTGCTGAAGCTCCTCATAACGACTGACATCGCCTTCAACTGAATTTAATGCCATTTTTATCCGCGCGGACATCTGCCCCCAGTCATCAACAACGGTGATCAGCGTTGATACCGAAAAGAAGCCCGCTAACGCCCCTGACATTGTCTTAGCGGTATTAGTGACAGTGGCTAGTTGCCTATTGATGTCGCTTAATGCCTGACGCTGAGCACGTAATTCACGCTCAAGGCGACGACTGTTTGCCCCCATCGAACGATAATAATCCGTTCCCATTCGGCTGGCGCGTGCGATTTCAGCCTGATAACTGGTTGAGTTAGCTGAAATTTTAATAATAAGTTCACGAAGTTTTGACATAAAAACCCCTCAGCAAAATCGTTACCCTGATAATGATGCAAAAAAATCTTCTAATCCCGACCCTGCTTGCTCCTCCGCCTGCACACTCTCGACATCCCACCGGAGCAGCGTATCGTTCAAGGTTGTCTTGACCCCTTGAGCATTAAAAATAGCGGCTGTAATTTGGGCTGCATGCACATCTTGACGCGCATCACCAATGGGGTTTATCGAATCAAATGCCCACCAGAGCTGTAATTCACTGGCAGGCATCTGACTGATTTCAGAGAGGGTTTTCCCTAGCCGTAAGGCCAAGGTGAGCAAGAACTTTAGTGCAGGCTCACGGACTTTTTTTCTGCCTCATTCGTGCTGGTAATGAGTTGAAAAGCCTGATTAACCAACCGTGCATGAACGGGGCCGTAAATTTTCAGTACCTCGCCCTTATCTTCGGGGGTAAAAACTGGGGTTAAGTCTTCGTCAAGCAGGACGTTGATCAGGAACTCAACATCCGTTTCAAGGTTACGCTTCACCACCTCTTCCGTGCTCATTTCGGTCGTTTCCCCCAAATCGCGGTGCTCTTTTAGCCATTTCAGCCAGATAGAGACCGACGGCTCGCGCAATACAACATCACAACCCCACTCAGGGACGTGTACTTTTTTAGTGCGAAATGAATTTGCAGCATTCAGGGCGACATCACGCAAGTTTAAGGTTTTCTTTGCCATTACTTAGTGCCTCCGGTCGGTTGAGACTGCGTTCCTGGTGCCGACTTGCCTTTTACGACGGGCGTTGGCTTACCTTTCAAGCGCAGCGTAAATGAAGCGCTAACAACGCCACCAGTGGAAACTGACCAGCTATTTTGACGCACCTCTGCTAAAAAGACGTAACCATTACCCGAGGGAAAAACCACTTTAAAGGCATGAACCGTGTCGTCGTCATACGCCTGACGTAACACCTCCTGCCCCTCGTCAGGTGTCCAGTTACCACTGATAGTCACTTCCGCCGAAGCTGGCAGCCCGTTTGTGGTCTCCTGCTCGGTAGAGCATAGTGTTGTAACATCAATGTCGGCCTTTTGACCGCCCGTATAGCTAATTTCTTTCGTTGAGCAATCAATCGACACCGAATCTGTTTCGACAGCAGTAATATCCGTTGCCGCCAGTCTAGATACACTGATTTTGGTGCCTTGCGTTTTTTCATATTTAGCCATTCTTTAATTTCCTATAGACATAAAAAAAGCTGCCGAAGCAGCTTGTGAGGGTAATTTGAAGTTATTGCCAAACTTGACATTCTAGGGTGGCGCGAAAAAGCTTTGTGTCCGACTCATAAGATTGCCGCTCCGTTATTGATGTAGGGTTCAATACGTTAATCGCTTGCCGCATCCCATCACGAATGATCCGCGCTTCGTCAACTGTATTTGCATAGACATCAATTTGAATATTGGTCATGGTTTCCGCCTGCCCACTAAAGACATCACTCGGGATGTCGTAAATAGACAAAACGCACCAAGGCGCTGTGACGGGTTTGTTTTGTGGTACAACATAAGAAAAGACCTTGTTCGGCAAAACCGGTTTTAACAGAGGGATGATATCGCCTTCGGTCATCGTCGCAGCACCTCATCAATGGCCTGATTTAACTTGCTGATCGCAAACTCTGCTGCTTCATCCGCTTTACTGTCAAATGCAGGGCGAATGAAGGGGTGCGGGGGCATTTTTGACGTTCCCTCCTCAAGAAAGCGCCAATAGTAAGCGTTATGCGGATCATCCGCCTTCATCTTACTATCACTGTTTGTTCCTGCTTTATTGGTGCCTCGAACATAAACCCCTGCCGAGACCTCACCACGCTGACGGCCGCGTTGATTACCTGCAACAATGTTTTTGGCCAGTTTCCCTGTACGCTTTGGGGCTTTCGCTCTGGCTTCATCACGTAGCACACTCGCTGCCGCATAAGCCGCCTGTCGCAATACTCTGTTACTTTCTGCCTGACTAAGTAATTCCAACTCCCTAGAAACGTCATGGAGTCCGCCAAAATCAATACGCACATCAACCATCGGAAACTCCTTGCTTGCACAACAACTCAAGACGTGTGAATTTAACATCAGGGATCACCGATTGGATGTCGTAATTTAACCCACGATAGACCATACGGCATGCAGGAGTAATATCCGGCCGATAGCGCAACCAAACACGCACAGTCACTTCGGCCATCTCTGCATCCGCGGCCAGTAACTCGCGACCGCTAATCATTCTCACTTCCGCCCGAACCGAGGCAATATCTTGCCAATTATCCACATAAGTGCCTGACGGTAATTCAACAGGATTGTTTTTCTGAAAGGTGACTTTGTGTCGTAATCGCCCTGCTTGCATCCCGCCTCCTTATAAACCATAAATACGGTAAGGTTGAAGTAGCGCGCTAACCGCGAGAGGCTGGGATGAGAAAGACGACCCAATCACCGCATTTTCCCGATTGGCATACCATTGACCAATCAGTAATAGCATGGCGTTTTTGACATCATCACTTAGCAGTAATGGTTCGGGATCGTCGTGATAACCGGTAGATAATTCGCTTTCATACAATTTCCGCCGCGTGTAGTTTTCGACATACTTCACGGCAGCCGCTGTATAAACATCCAGTAACTTATCATCATCAGTAAAATCAGCCTCGATATTGCAATGCGCTTTAACGAGTTCAAGAGAAAGCATTATTTCTCCTTTTTCGCCTTCGTTTGCTTTGTGCTCGACTGTCCAGTGGTGTGATTGGCAACACTGTCAGAGGCATAGCCTTTTTGGATCAATTCACGCCCATGCTGCTCAGTCGTCTCAATTTCATCACCTTCAACGGCCACGCCACCGCCAAAGCAAATGGGGCGCAATAGCTTTAGTTTCATTTCGATGCTCCCAAAAGAAAGGCGACCGCAAAGGCCGCCTAAGTGGATTACTCACCCGACGCAGGCGCTGTAAAATCGCCGTAAACAAACGCCTCTGGACGCTTCACGGCTAATGCCAAACGCTCTTCACAACGGATAGAGATCATGTTTTTCTCAAAGTCATCCGCGTTTTCAGTTGAAATCACCACGTTGGTTTCTTCGCGGTCAAAAAGCTGAGCGCCCGCGTTGAAGGCACCGGTTAAGAACTTACCTTTAAATGCGGCAGTTTCCGTGACCACGACGGGCAAGCCCCATAACGTTGGCCCTGTTAATGCAGACGGATTCGCCAGAATGTAACGGCCCAGTGAATCTTTCAGCAGTTCAATCTTCGCCCAGTCGATGAAGTGCAGAACGTGCCCCGTTGCTGGGAAACGCGCTAACTGTGCTTGCAGCATAGCCAAACGCAAATCATCAATGCCGTTTTGTTTATCGACTTCAAACTCCGCCTTGAACTTAGACGCCTGCGGGATGATGCCGTGCAAATGCGCGCCAGAGCCGTCACCGAACAAAATTTCTTGCTCTTCGACAAACTTCAAGCCGTAACGCATTTCAGCATCCACCAATGACTGCAACTGTGCAAAGTCATCCAAGATCTGTTTAGATGCCTTGAACATATGTGCAATCGTCGTGACCGGCGTAATTTTGGTTGCAAACTGAATGTCGCTGTACGGCTTGGTGGTATTTTCCGGCACCACGGTAGCCGCGTTAGTAAATCCCGTTTGTTGCACCCAGAAAATGGCCGGCGAGGTTGTCTTCCCAGAAGCAATTAAATCGCGAATGAATAAGCGTTGTTTCGGCGCAACATCAATTCCCGGTAAGCGTTGTGGCTCAACCACACCGTCAGCCACATCAACAGAGGTTAGCGCGGCCTGAACGGGAACCGAAATGCGCTTGTTGCCCTGAATGCTGGAATTAATATCTTTCAACACGTCGGCTGAAATGACTTGCTGACCGATACTTTTTGCAGCCTGAACCGCGTTACCTAGCGGCATTTGAGCGACATGTTGCTCTAACTCGCCTAAGGAAGCTTTCAATGTTTTTTCAGACTCACGCAGCGCATTGATCTCTGTCGCCATCTTGTCGACCGCGGCCTTAGTTTCCGCGCTAAGGCTGCCTACTTTTTGCGCTTCTTTTAGCGCTTCTTCGGCTTTAGCATTAAATTTGCCATTGGCTTCTTCAATTTTTGCCGATAGATTTTTCAATAGTTCATTTGTGTCAGACATAATGTCTCCGATTAGTTAGCTGTGGCGAAGGCATTTACCGCCTTTTCCAATTCAGAAAGAGTTTCAGGATTAATTTCAGAGGTAGCGCTTGGCATACCGTGAGGATCTGAAGTAGCGCTCGGCATACTTCGTGTTAACGCACTGATGAGCCTTCGTCGTTCAGAGCGTGGTGTTTTAGCTTTAGCCAGTAAGGCATCTAATTTACGGATAGCCGCTTGTGGGCTTTCATCGCCATCATCCATAACATCGGCAGCGAGCAGGCTATCGGCAAAGCCTTTCTCAATCGCATCATTCGCACCAATATAGGTTTCGTTATCCATCATCTGGCTGATGGTCTCTTCTGGTAGACCGCTACGCGCAACGTAGATATCCGACATGGATTTATCGAAAGGAGCCAGATCATTCGCCAATTTCGCAAAGTCATGGCGATTGCCGACCCCCACAGCCCAGCAGTTATGGATCATCAAAAAAGCACCGCGCCCCATTCTGATTTCATCGCCCGCCATGGCAATAACGGAAGCGGCTGAGGCTGCAATACCGAGAATGTTAACGGTGACTTTACCATTGTGTGCACGAAGCAGGTTATAGATGGCCAATCCTTCAAACATATCCCCACCCGGGCTATTGATGTTGACAACAACATCTTGGTTTCCGATAGCGCGGAGGGCGGCAGAAATCCGCTTAGCGGTAACGCCTTCCCCCCAAAAATCCTCACCAATCACATCCAACACCGAAATAGTGTTGTCCGAACTGGCGGCGCGAATACCGCTATTCCACTTATCCAGTGCTTTAGGTTTAAGTTCATAGCTAATCGATGCGCAGGTGCGATCCTCCAGTGCAACTGGCAGATGACTTTTTTTCATTTAAATTACTCCTCGATATGAGGTGAGTTGTGTTGAACCGTGGGAGTACCCTCAGGGAACAACCAATTTGTGATTTGCGCCTTGAGCTGTTCAGGATCATGACGCAATGTGTCTTTCCCCAATTGTTCAATGGGCGTCAGGTTGAGCTGAACAGTATAGATGTCTCCCCCTTCAATGGGGGGTAAGTTTTCGAGCCGTCTTACGTCATTTCGACTCATCCAACCATTTTGTAATGCCGTTGTGTAGTATGCAGCGCGACCCGCACTGTCCGCACGGAGCAATCCCTCAACTGAAAACTCAGCGTAATAGTCATCATCACTATCAAGCAGGCAACGGTTGATTTCTTGCTCAATATTGACCAGTAACGGCCGTAAGGTGTTGGTCAGAAACTGCATGTTCATCCCTTCCACACTGGATGCCCAACTGCTCTGTTTATCGGCATGCCCCACCATAAAAGGCGGCACCCGGAACCAGCGACAAATTTCCTCAATACTCCATGAGCGACTCTGCAATAGCTGCGCATCTTCGGGATTCATGGAAATGCCGTTATAGGACAGGTCATTTTCCAAAATCATCAACTTGCCTGCATTTTCAGAGCTGATAAATGCGTTCAAGTAACCCCGCAACTTTTCGCGCTGCTCTTTAGTCAGTGCCGTTTTTGAGGATAAGAAGCCTGATGCGAGCAAGCCATTGCGAAAAATCTTAGCGGCCGTTTCATCGGTAGCTATCGCCGAACCTAAGATATTGCGCCCCACCTGGATCGGCGTAAGACCAACAACCCCGTCTAACCCAAACCCACGAATATGCATCATGTTTTTAACGGGGATAGGCCGATTCTTCCCCCCTTGCTCCACGCATTGATAATCCAACAGGCCATTATCAAGTCGCTTTACCGTCACTAATTGTGGCAATAATGGCTGCAAGGAAACCAGCTTTCCACCGATATAGCGTTTTTCAATATACGCATTACCTTGTAAGCAAATGCTAGCAACAACCATCAACATAAATCGTGAGGGGGTCATTTCCGCGTTAGGCCGCCGGCACAGTACACGATAAGCAGGATGGTCTTTCGCTATCACCCGAGAGCCGTCAGCTTGATACTGGTAAATTTTCAAGGGCAGTGTTGAAATCGACTCACTCAGGAGCCGAACGCATGACCAGACAGCAGAAAGCTGTAGCGCCTTATCTGTTGATACAGTCTTCCCACTACTGCTTAGTCCGCCTAGCGCTTTTAATAAATCTTGAGTATCAATCCCTACCGGCGTTTTTTGCTGGCTAGCCTGTAGCTGCCGAGTCTTGCGTTGTGATTTTCGTCTGGCCATTAGAACCCTACCATGATTGGATCATCAAAAAAGCCGTCGATATCCCCGTGCTCAATCTCAACGCCGTTTGAAGCGCCAACGGCCATCGCAAAAGCAACCATGCCGTCCATCCGCCCCGTTGATTTCTCTTTGGTCAGTTTACGGTTTGAAGAAGCATCTTTAATGGTAATGGCATTTGCCGCACACATATTCATCACAGGGTGATTGCCATGCCGGATCTGCTTATTGAGTAACATCTGCTCAAGCTTATCGAGGGCGGGAGCCATATCTTTGTACCCCTGCCCAAATTCAACCAGCGGCAAGCTTAATCCTATGTTTTCCGCGGCCTTCTTAAACATTTGGATACGCCAGCGGTCAAACGCAATGACTTCAATATCAAAATCAGCCAGAATTTCCGCGATATCTTTCACGACATAATCGTAATCAACCATAGAGCCGGGGGTCGTGCGAAGTAGGCCTTGTTTCGCCCACACGTCATACGGCACACGATCCGTTTTTGCACGGTCTAATAGTGTCTGTTTCGGAGTCCAAAAGAACGGATACAGGTTCCATTTACCATCGGCAGACTGACCAATCACCACTAAGGCGGTTAAGTCTTTCGATTCTGACAAATCAAGGCCGGCATAACATTTGCCGACAATCGGTTGAACCGGTGATTGACAGGACTCCCACACCGAACGGGAAATAAACGGCGATACCGTGGAAACACGCTGATTTAAATTCAGGTTACGAAAGGTGTTTTCACTCGACGGCATGCGTGAGGCCATCTCCGCTAATCGTTTCATATCATCCAAGGAGCGGAAATTACCCAGTGCAGGGTTCGCGGCTTTCCATGCTTCGGGATCTAACACATCCGCATCTTTATCAGCTTCATACACATGAGACACAATGTGTGGATCTTTAGAGTTTTTTGCATCGTCGAGCCAAATACTGAATAAGTCAGCATCGCTCGCGGCTTGCGTACTGATCGCAATCAGTAAGGGATTTTTATGTGCCCCTTGCGAAGTGACAATGGCATCCACAAACTCACTGCGCGGCCCCACTATCTGCCCGACTTCATCAAGAATAGCCAAAACAGGCGATAAGCCGTGCGCGGTTTTCCCTTCGGCGGACAAGGCGCGATACTCCACATTGCACGGTTTACCCACTAATCGCTTACCGCTGGGAATGATATGGACAATCTCTTGCAGCGTCGGATTCAGATTAATCATCTTCACTGCCAAATTGAACACGATGGCCGCTTGCTCTCGGCTCATGGCGCCACTGACAATTTGTGAGTTTTGCACCGCTTCAGGGCCAATCAAATGCGCCAGTAAAATACCGGCAATCAACCCTGTTTTCCCGTTCTTACGGGCAATACTTAAATAGGCTTTATCCGTGCGATGTGGATTATCGTAGATCGCCAAAATAAACCGCTTTTGGAAATCATCCAACCGCATAGGTTGGCCTAATAGCTCCCCTTCGGGAACAATACAGTAACGCTCAATAAACGCGATAACACGTTCACCTCGTGTCATGGTTCCTCCTTAATGCATGGGAGCCGCCAGTAGATCATCATCCTGCATATTATTCAGGGTGTTTCTGGCATTGGCATCGTTTTTGTTTCGATTGCGTTGGTCACGACTTTCGCCGTTAGTGGCGTGAGAATGGATTTGTAAATCACGGCGTTGTGCAAGCACCGTACGCTGTAACTCCACGACCTGCTTGCGCAAATCTTTGATCAGCGCTTCGTTGCGCTCCTCACCTCGTATTCGCTCTTCTTTGCGTAAATCACGCCGTAAAACGGTGATATAGAGCTGATTATTGGCTAATTCTACCGCCGCCAACAGGTCAGAGGGTGTCCAACTGTCTAGGGCTTTCGAGCGGATATTGTCATGCCAAAATGGCTCCGCTTTTTTCTCCAAACCTGCATGGCGTGGCGGTTCGATGGTATCAGCGGCAGCATTTTGCATGGCTTGAATTTCAGCGCTCACACTGTCGGAGCGCTTTCGTTTTCCTGCCATTAGTGCCTCGTAAAAAAAGAAAAAAAATCGGGTTAGCGTTATTTCGAAGGTTAGCGGTCGGTAATTCAGGGCAAAGGTTTTGAACTTTTTACCCTCCCCTACCGTTATGATTTCGCATTGCAACTATTTCAAATGAATATCAGGTGCATCTACTGTCAAATCACTATTCGAATTAAATGTAACCGTCACTTGTGGTGGATGACGTCCATTTGAGTGCTCTATACGAAGTAAGGTTTGATTGCTCAGCAGAACTCCATTCACTGATAATCCAAATCCTACAAACGCATCGCCTCGATAGAGTTTTGATAGCTTTGCTTGCTTTTCATTCTTCATATTCTTTTGTCCTGTTCCACTGACCATTCAGTCATGTTATTTATTCCAATGCGAATTAGGATCTAGCGGTATGCCATCCTCACTACAGCCGACAACAATACCGCTCTTCTCCATCCGTTGCTTAGTGGAGTTATGATGTGGTGCACATAGACTTTGGTAGTTGTTGGTATCCCAGAATAACTTTTGAGCTTTGGCTATCTGTTCAGCATTGCCTGACTCAAGCGCGTCCCTCAAACGGTGGGGAGTAATATGGTCAACAACCGTTGCGGCAGTGACGCGCCCTTGCTCTTGACACATCACACATAAGGGATGTCTAGTAAGGTAGTCGCGCCTGACCTTCGCCCATCGACCGCCATAAACATTTGGCTTCTTCATAACATGCGCGACAAAGTACCACCGCGACACAGATCCTCTGCAATCGTCCGCTTGATGGTTTCCGCTAGCGATTTCTCTTGTTGCTCCATAGCTTGTCTTAAGCTGATGATAGAGTCTGTATTGGCGCTATCTTTCAGTCGCATTTCTTCAAGCTCTTTGTTTAGCTGGGTAATCTGACGCTGTAGACCAGATAGGTATTGCGCTGTTGATTGTTCGCTAGCAGCTGATGTGCATTGTGCATGGGTTAGTTGTGATTGAAGCTCATCAAATCGAGCCTCTACTTGTTGCTTATACTGATCGAATTCTGTCTCTTTATGAGATACTGCTTCATCCAACCGAGCGACGGTAGCGGATGACTTCAACGTCGACTCAGATCGCTCAACTTTAATATGTTGACGAATGACCGGTCGTATTGCTTGTTTTACTGCTTGTTTTAAGTCTTCTTTGTATTCATCGCTGTGCAAGCCTGAAACGGTATATTTAATTGTGGGCATTGGTGCTGCTTTTGAAATCAATGCTTCATCAATAAATACCTGACCGTTTGTAATAAAGAACTTATCAGCACTAAATCCAACGCTTGCTGGCTGCTTCAATCCTGCACTACCCATCAACTCTTTAATGCGCTTTAGTTGTGCTTCCAGCTTATCTAAGTCGGTTGTGTCTACCGATACTTTTAGGTGAATCGTCTTTCTATCTGACATGATTGTCTCCATAAATGAAAAAGCCACCAGCGGTTAACTGATGGCTATTTGGAATATTATTCTAGGTTTGTTTATATGGGTCTCGTAAATCCCGAGACCGCCAGTAACAAAACCTATATAAAACTCTATCAACGCCACTCTATGAATGACGTTTGTAGAATTTTGTAAAATAAAAAAGACCGCTGAGCGACCTATTGTAATGTTGCAGAGTGTGATGACTGTTGATGACTTGGAAAAACTAGAAGCCCTTGCATTCCTGACTTACCAAAAGCCTGAACACATCTAGCTTCAAAGTCTTTATAGTCAATGCAACCGTTAGCTAAAGTAGTGACAGCAACTAATTGATCCTGCACCAGTTGTAAAGCTTCTGGTTTTAGGTATTGGTGTATTTTATCTTTACTGTCCTTTGCCATCTGCTTAGCTTCTTCATAAACAGAATCAGGCAACACGGCTTGGTATACCCACTTAGCTGTTATCATCCCGAATAGCGATGGACAACCACCAACATGACCAGAATAAGGCAAACCAGACATTCGGCTTAATGCTTGATAGAAAGGTTGTTGAAAGCGCTTCTCCCATGATGTTGGCTTATCAAGTAAGAATATCGCATTGATTCTCTCATCATTATAAACTGGCATATTACCACGGATAAGAGCATCAATTTGTTCATCACACCATATTTCAAAATCAACGGACAGCCAGCGAGCGAAACGCACTGCTAGTTTTGGGTGCAGCCATGTTCCGCCACCCCTATCTTTCCTAGCTTTGCTAGTTTTTACATACGGGATTTTCCCGTATCTACCTTCAAGTGCTTGAATATAGGCTATTGTTTCAGGAAGCCTGACCCACTCATTGGGCACTTTCCCAAATTTAGCTGCTATATCGGTAGCATTGATCCATCCGTCGTTATTAAAACGCACAGGGTGCCCATCATATTCGAGAGGAATAATATTATTCATACGTATTACCTTCATTTGAAATGAACCCTCGTTCACATAGGAAATCAGCCCGTCGAAGCTCGCCAGCCATAACTGACTTCCTCGAAGGCTCATATCAAAGTGATTGGATTCGACGTTTTAGAATTGCTCTGTGAATGAGCGGTGAAATGCGTAAAGTTCGCAGCTTAGCGATACTCTGCTAAGCAACTTCTAGTCTGTTCCTAGCAGTCAAGATAGCGATCCCCCCCTTAAATGGTGGGATAATTACACCTATTAAAAAGCTTCTGATTCATTGGAAGATAAATAAATTTACATAATCAAACTTATTTTTAACTACCATGTAACTAATTGAATAAACTCTGTATAGAATTAGTGCCGTCCTTAAGATGTACACAGCAAAGATTATTTCCTTTTCAAGCCTCAACACCAGGGGCTTTTTTTTGCCATTAAAAAGCCCCTGACTTCTCAGAGGCTCATTATTCGCTTGCATATTTTGAATGCGTCAACTACATTTAATGTGATATTCATTAGTTCAACAGATGTACTTAGCCCGCGGTGTGTGGGCTTTTTTTATTCTTTCGGAATGCTTTTATCCAGTTCTTCCCGGAATTGATCTGGCTTATCAAAACCCTGCGTTGCCATGATATTTCTCCATTAAAAAGCCCCGCTATTTTGCGAGGCTCAGATTTGTAATATCTGCTTGAGATTACTACCTTTTTAATGTTGTGGTTATTCACGATTAACGTATAGTGACGTTACATTCATGAACTATTATTCTCTACTTTGCCTCGATATCTGGGGCATTTCTTTGTTGTTCAATTTCCCGTATTGCTTTCTTGTCGAGAGTTAAGACTTATTTGACTTTGTGGCAAGAGTCACAAGATCAATAAAGTCCTGACAGAACTCAAGTCGGTGTCCGTGATCGTCCACGAAGTTATATTTATTAAAGTGTTCTAATATTTCCTCGGGACTTTTCCCGTTAATAGGAGATTTAGAAATTGAATCGTGTTCCTGTTTCATCTTCAAACCTTCAATCAGTTGGTTATGACCCAGCCACTCATGTGTTAGAAATTGCATTTCACAGTGGTGGCATTTATCAGTATTTAAATGTACCTGCTCATATTCATACCGGATTAATGAGCGCCCCATCCAAAGGTCAATATTTTGATGTCTATATCAAAAAGGCTGGCTACCCTTATCGCAAGGTTGGATGATTAAGTTAAAGCGGGGGAATCCTCGCTTTTTCGATTTCTCGAATGGCTTTCTTATCTAAATTGCACTTTGCTATTGAATTCATCGCATCAACTAGCAGTTGTGGCATGTCGCCCCAGTTCACTTTTTCAGGAATATCAGGCTGAGGACAATCAGCGGTTAACTGAGCGGGTATCGGCACTGGCTGAACGGGTATCAATACCTCTTTTGTACTTGTGCAACTCACTAACAACATCATCGGGCACAGCAGTATTAGCGCACTCATTGTCTTTGAGTACTGTTTTGATAACAGTCTTAACTTTGACATGTTCTGAGTCCTCTAATTGCTTTGCTTTGATGTTGTCGAGCGATGCTTGATAGTGAAGAGTGATAGCTGATTGGGTTACTTTGTTTAGTAGCTGGCTTGTTGATAATTGCTCAATGAGCTTTCCATTCTCTTTACTCACTTTGACCATCTGATATGTCAGTATTAAGCCAAATATGAATAGCAACAGCCAGCAAATAAACGGTGCTAAAGCTATAAGCCTTTTCACAGCAAACTCCACGCCTTTTCGAACGTAGCCTCATCGTATGGCTGTGAGCCATTTTCATGACGAATGATTGCCTTGGCCAGTTTAATTGTGGTTGCCTTATCATAAAGACTGATAACATCAGTAGGCGATACACCCAACTCTTTAGCTACACCGTTAATATATGCTCGGGTGTTGTTTTCATTCGTCGGAGCCCAGCGGTCAATCAGGCCTGATACAGTTTTTAACCCGTATTTACGCTGGTAGGTACGAAGTAGTGCCATCAATGCACGAATACCATAAACAGGGCTTTCGAATCGACAGAAGCGAGGTTCAATACTTGGGTCATGCGGCAATTGCCCTTTCCAATTATTGGCTTTGTTGTAATCAATGTTACCAGGGTTGTTATTGCGAATGCCTCGCGCTTGCTTAGTCATTGTTCACCCCCGCCCTGCCTTTAATAATTTTACTCAGACCATCCACGCCGACATACCCAATGAATACACTGGCCAGATATGCCAATTCATGATTAAGTCCAAGTAGCGTTAAGAGGTCTTTTACAAACCATGCAAACAACGCACACATGGCACCATCAAATAGCGTCTTCTTCCAACCGCCGCCGTTGTACTTGCCGCGTAGAATCGCCATGCCTGTTGCTAGTGATGCGCTAATACCTTGCTCCTTATGAGCAGCAATAATTTGAAATACGTTATCCCAGAACTCGGGGTTTTCTTTCATATGATCCATACTCACCCCCTTTACTGGAGGAATTGGTTAATAGAAAGCCACCATTAGGTGACCGGATTTGGATTAATGAATTTAATCAGCATTTGAGATAAGTTAAATGTTCAGCCCTGTGAATTTTACCGAAGGGATGGCTGATTAACTTCGGTGTGAGGAAATATATGGAAAAAATAGCATCAATAACCAGCATTTCAAACCTATACTCTGGATTTGTCGACTACAAGCCTACAGCGCAAGTCCATACTGATAATGGATTGTTTATTACTGTTGACCTTGGAATTGATAATGAAACCATACGCAACATGACAATCTCTGAAATAGAAAAATTAGCCTTAAAACTAGCATCAGAAAATTAATTAGTCATTTTAAGCTGGAATACCTCATGGCTTAATTCGTTATAACCACAGCTCACTTTCGCTTGCATGTCAGTGAGCTGTTTTTGTAACTCTGCGATCTGAATGTCTTGGCTTGTTACTCGTGCTGATAATTCACTGATCACTGATTCTAAATGTTGATTGCTCATAACTACCTCTCTTAAATAGAAAGCCCGTCGCAAAATTGCAGTAATTAAACATGTTGATAGTGATTTGCGGTGGCTGTATACGAAAAAGGCCGCACTAGGCGACCTGTTAAATGTGACTTACTTCAAATTAAACATTTGACATCCTCCACGCCCTAAAGGACGTGGATTCCTACTGCGTTCAGACTGATGTCTGAATCACCTCGGCGGGTTCCTGCTTCGACGGGCGGTCTGACTGCACCCTCCCTCCACAGGCAAGCACGGCATGTCCTGCCGCTAAAATGTTACGTGCCCCGTTGATATCAGCATTCGCTGTATATCCACACTCAAGGCACTCGAATTTACTTTGTGACTGGCGGTTTTCCTTTGCTGTATGACCACAGCAAGCACACTTCTGACTGGTGTAGGCAGGTGGTATTGCCAGTACCTGACCACCTCGCCAGAGCTGCTTGTACTCAAGCTGACGGCGCATTTCATACCAGCCCTGCTCCAGTATTGAGCGGTTTAAACCAGATTTAGCTTTTACGTTCCGTCCATGCCGTTCTGTCGTACCTTTTGCCGATTTAGACATGTTACTGACCTTTAAGTCCTCAATGACAATCATTACGTGGTTTTTGCTGATTTCGCTGGTGACTTTGTGAAGGTAGTCTTTCCTGATATTGGCAATATGAGAATGCAGACGTTGGATTTTGCGCTTTTGTTTTTGCCAGTTGGCACTGAATTTGATTTTACGGCTTAATTTCCGTTGAAGCCTTGCCAGCTTTCGCTGGTTTACTTTAAAACTGCTGACGGTCGGGTATACCGTACCGTCTGAAAGCGTGGCAAGTTTTGTAACTCCTGCATCAAGCCCTACTATTGAGGTTGATTTATGTTGTGGTTCTGTCGCTTCATACTCAGTCTGAATGCTGACGTACCATTTACCGCATGACTGACTGACTGTGACGTTTCTCACTTCTCCGACGACTTCACGACTGTTGCGGTAGCGCATCCATCCCAACTTTGGCAATGATATACGACTATTGGATTGATCGAGCTTCACGCCCTGCGGGTAGCGAAAAGCGTCATTTTTACCGCGTTTCTTGAATCGAGGAAAAGCGGTACGCTTCTGGAAAAAATTCTTGTAAGCTCGTTCCAAATCTTTAAGTGACTGTTGTAACGGTTGTGATGGGGCTTCCTTCAACCATTGTGTCTCTGTGTCAGATTTCCACTCAATGAGCCATGAAGCCATTTTTGTATAGGGAATGTATTTATTCCCTGCTTCGTGATTCTCATTCTGACGTGCTAATGCCCGATTGAAAACAAAACGACAAGCCCCTGCAAAGCGTCTCATCTCACGCTCTTGCTGACCATTGGGTCTTAACTGGAATTTAAAGGCTTGTAGACGTTTCATATTACCTATTATACTTTGGTCTATGAAAAATGAAACTAATATTCGCCGTGGCAGGCATTGTGTATTCCTGATGCACGTCCATTTGGTCTTTGTCACAAAATACAGGCGAAAAATATTTGATCGGGATGCAATTGAAAAATTGCGAGGCTACTTTGCCAGTGTTTGTGCTGATTTTGATGTTGAACTGGTTGAAATGGATGGGGAACGGGATCACGTTCATTTACTGATTAATTACCCGCCAAAACTGGCGATATCTAATCTGGTTAACAGCCTTAAAGGGGTATCGAGTCGATTACTTCGACGTGATCGTCCTGATATTGCCCAACGTTATTACTACAAGGGGGTTCTTTGGTCGCCGAGTTATTTCGCGGGGAGTTGTGGTGGCGCACCAATATCTATTATCCGCCAGTACATTGAGCAACAGGAAACACCTAGTTAGTTAAAAAACCGCGCCTTATATCCCCGACCTGAAGGATGGGGTTTTACGGCGCTTTGGATAAATAGAGCATCAGATAAAGCCTGTTTCTTTTTTTAAATTGGTTGGTTAAAATAAAAGACGACCAAGAGTTTTTTTTTGGTTTAGCTATAAACATGATTTGCAATCTTTTGCCACCATCCTAAAAAGTTGGTGGCTTTTTTATGCTCACTCGAATTCATCAAGCATATAAGCCTCTAAATTAGGTTGCCACACCAAGCCACTGTACAGGTAGTAACTATTGCCTGCGAGCGGGTGGTGTGGTCTTCAAGCCCCATAAGGGTACATCGAAAGCCACAAACGTATCGCAAACCAGATTTCTCCGTTCTACGTAGAGGTTATAAGGGGCACTGTTTCGGTAACAAAAAACCCCGCCGAAGTGAGGCTCTATTAATCTGGTTAAGCCAACCTAAGAACAATTAAGGCAGCTTACCTGATAAGTATTGTCCATTTGGCCATTTCTGTCAATAGCAAAGTTCAGTTATTTTTCTAACTTTAGCTACACGTTTGCGACCGTTCATTGCATTTCGTAGAGGTTCGTATAATAACCACTGACAAGCTTTCAGCTTTTCGTCAACCTCTCTTCGACATGTTCGCAATGATGGAACCTTTACTTTTCCTCCTGACCTTGTGTTCATTTTGCGAGGTTTTGCATTGTTATGGTAGTAAGATGCTATCGAAAGCTTTGACGCGCCGTACACGTAGTAACTTATCAATATCTTGTAAGCCTGCTTGTCAATGGCGATGACAGAATCTATGACCTGAGAAATCAACATTCCGTCATCGTCATTACACATCGGCCGTGTTAGATTTTTGCTTGGGTCAACTGATTGCATGAATTTGTATATGATGTTAATTTTCCTCATGTCTACTCGGCCTGAGTGAACCCAAGCGCCCCACAATTCAAGCCATCCATTAAGCCAGTCGAATTGCTCCTTTGTAAGTTCTTTCTCTCCGATGTAGTTCATCTCACCCCCTGCAATACTTCACTCTTTCCTTTTATCGCTCCGCCGATTCCACCGCGATGTATAACCATAAGCTGCCCATTTACAATGATGTGCTTTTCTGCTCGCGTATCGAATGCGTACTTCTTTACTGTATTTCGCGATGCGCTTATCCAGCCAGCCACTCGAGTTTGATTTCCTCTGGCTTTGATGAGTAATTCTGGAATGGTTGTTATCTCAGCCTGCATCATCTATCTCCCATATCATGATATCCAGTGAGCCGCCTTTAACCCTCTCGCCGCGTTTAATTCGAAAATCATCTATCTGCTCGTCGTCATCCCAAAAGTTGGCGTGAGTAAGCGAATCGAAAACAGCTTTAGGCAAGTTATCGAGGTCTCTTTTGCGTTTGTCTGGAGGGTTTGCAGTGATGATTATCTTGATGCGAGAGGTGGTTTTGATATCTAGGTTATGTTGCTTGATGTAATCTGTTACTTGCTTTCGGTAGCCTGTACCCTTTGATGATATATAGTGCCTGCCTTTGCAGTGTCGCCAGTACGTATTTACTGAAGGCGGCCACGGCAACTTGAGGTGATATTGCTTCATGATGGTTCTATCAATCCCCCTCTGGTTAGCTCCCTAAGTGTTAAAACAATCGCCCTATCCATCAGTTGACGTCTTTCAATTCGACTCAACTTGCTGCCGTTATCAATCTCATGATGGCAGTGCTGACATAATGCTGCTGTGAGGCTATCGTCAACCTTAAGCCCCATCCCCTTATCTTCGTTTCTATGTGCTACCTGAGTGCCATAGCGACCACACAAGACACAACATTCGATTTGAGCTACGGCTTTGAGCCATTTTTTTGAGCGGTAGATACTTGTCATTTCTCTAGCTCCCACTCTGCAAGCGCAATAACCAACATCGGATTACTACTACCTTCAATCTTCCGCATTGCTTCATACGCTAAGTGCTCTTTAAATTTGCGCTTTAATAGCCCTGCACACTTCCTGACGGCTTCATTGGACTTATGGATAGCCCAACATAGCTTGAGTGTTGTTAATGCGCTCATAAACGCTTCTGCTTCGTTTTTCATCTCCACATCCTATTAATCATTGTTCGCGGTGTTGGCTTGAGCCATTTTTGGGTTGGTAGGTTGACTGATACGTCGAAATGTTGAGGGTTAATATTGAGCATTTTGACTGGGGAATAACCTTGTCGCTTGTAATGCTCACAAAGTCTTTCTGCTTCTTCGTAAGTGAGAAGCCTGTATATGTGGGGTTCTTTCATTTTCTCGCCCTCCGCTTCTGGGCTGCTGGCTTCTCTTTGGGTTCTTCGTTGTCAATTTGCTTACCTTGTGGCTGCAAACATTGAGGAATGACTTCCATCCACTTCTTCATGCTCTCTAGTGCGTTATTTCTCTTAGCCATTGCTTCCAACCTCCACTTCTTCAACGAGTCGACTCATATACCAACGAGCCTTTTTCAAATCTTCGACTGGATTAATTTTCTTTTCGTATCGCCAGACATACTTTTGAATATTGCCCTTGAGATAGCCTAGAAACGCCTCCTTAGTCATGCTGGCTTTAATGGCATCGATGCACTCAATATCACCCGATGCGTAGTGTGGTGGGTTGTTTACGTTGTCTGTCATAGTCATTATTCCCTGTGACCGTAGTAGTTATATTCATAACGAGTTGTACGCAGCTTCACGCCACTTTGTATCGCCCAAGCTGTCGAGTATTCAATTAAGCTACTCATGCGCTTCTTGCCCATTTGAGACGTGCTCTCGCGAATGTTTAATAGCTCGCCTTCAATGCCACGAATTAGTGGTGATTCTTTCGCTCCCGTAGTAACCATCCAGTGGCCAGACACAAAGACATTCTTCCACTGCCATAATTTCAGTGGCTCATTGTTGAGTGTCATTTGCTTTGACACATCACCACATAGCGCATGAAACATGTCATTCTGCGGTAGTGTTCGGCTGGATTCTGAGATTTTTACTTCTAGGGGGAATTCTTCGTTGAGGGGTAGAGCATTTATTGTGGCTATTAGGTTTTCACGTATTCGTTTATTTCTTAGAAGAAACTTTGTGGCTTTCTCCAAGTTAGCCTCCTAGTTTTCCTTTGCTGTAAAGTGGCAACCAAACACACCGATAAACAAACGGGATAAAAGCTGTAAAGAACTCATTAAATTGATGCTCTCTAAATCCTGTCGCTTCGTCGACCATTGCAATTAGTGGTGAGGTTGGCTTTCTTGGCAAATCAACGCCATAGATACGGCTAAAATTACTAACTAACTCACTTTCATCTAAACAGCGTTCTACCACTTCGATAAACATTGGCTCAGTGGCTAGCGTTTTTAAAATTTCATCTGGCAGCTTATCACTCACTGTTGGCTCTCCTGTTCACCAATTAGCGTTAACTTAACAATCTCAATAACCCCTATTGCTTCAGCTAAGCTTATTTCACCGTCATATTCGTGGATTAATTCCAGCATGCGTTTAGATAACTCTCCGTTGGATTGGAATTTTTTATCGACTGGCAATTTTACTACTCTCATCATTCACCCTCTGGCATTGGTGGAAGTGGCAGGTCTTTGATGTACATCCAGTGACTTGCTCCATATAAAGCGATGAATGAATCATCATCACCAACAAACGCCCATCTCCAGCCGCTTGCTGAATCACATGATTGTAGGTGGAAAACGCTGTTATAGACTCTACCATGATAAATTAGTAATACTGGCTCATTAGGCTTCGGTAATTCGCTTTTTGTCTTAACCCAATTAGTTCCCTGCATTAGATGCCTCCCTCTGGCTTTTTGCTGTGCCTGAATTACCGAATGTGAAAATGTATGGCGGAAGTCCTAGATGCTTTCTGTTGCTGCCTACCAACTCAGATATCGAGCAATTATCAGCTAATTGATAAGCCACTTTTTCAGCATAAGAACGGTCTTTTCTGTTTCGATATTTCCGTCTATACCTAGCCGCATTTATACTAGTGAATCGCTCACGGTCTGGCTTTCCTGCTGCGCAATACATTTTCCATACTGCCTGCTTGGCTGTTTTATCCCACGCTGCCAATAGCTCTGTTAACGTTGTTCCTTTCATCACTTATTACCCCACGCCCAATCAATAAGTTTTTTTGACACCCATAAATAAAAACCAACCGCTGCCAAGAACCCGTTAAAAATAAGCAGGTCGAAAGCTAGTCTTTCAGTGTTAAATTCAGTGATAGTTAGAAACATGAGAAGTAGAAATAGATAAAAAATTATACAAACGATAATTGCTCTATAGTTCATCTAGAAGTCCTTATGATTCAATTGGTAATCAACCAAAGCCTGTGTAAGTACACCGTTTAGTTCTTTAATCCGATTAGCGCACTCTTCCATTTTTTCCAGCAATTCAAATACAAGTTTGAAGTCGATATTGTTCATCCTAAAAATCCTCATTCTGAAAAATAAACTTTGCATTCACACTTAGGGCAACACTTGTCTTTGGTGTGAGTAAGTCGCTTATTTTTGATTAATTTTGCATCTAATAAATTGTAAATGTGCAGGCATCGATAACACATAACTCGCTTGTCTATGCTCATCTAGAAGTCCTTATGATTTGGTGGTTAACAACTTGCTTCACCGCCAAGTGAGTCAATGAGCGAGTCGATTAGTCGCGTCATTTCACCTGTAAACAGAGCAAAATCTGCATCAAATCGCTGGGCGATATCTTCTCTGTCGATATCATCGTTTTGCTCTTTTAGCACATCTGAGAACTTGATTTTTTTAAGTGATCCATCGTCGCACAAGGTAAATTGAATTGTTTCATTCCAATCTAGAGATAATTTCGTTACTAATTTACCTGCTTCAATGTGTGAGGCTATTTCGTCAGAAACTAAATCTTGCTTCTTGAATCTGGCAATGCCACCTTCTTCTAAAATTGCTTTAAGTTCCGCCTCATCGGTAAAATTAAACCCTTTAGGGATCGTTCCATCACGCAACCATTCAGTTAGTGTTAATTCGATAGGTGTTTCCATTGTAAGAGGAACTATAGGCAGCGAACCTAGTGTTTTTCTCAGTAGTGCCAGTGTATCTTCGGCTCGTTTTGCACTACTTGCATCGACAATGATTCTTTGATTGTCGTTATCAATCCAAATTCTGACTACAGATTCCTTGCTAAAAGCTCGAGGTAGCAATGTGTGAATAACTTCGTCTTTCAAGCTGTCTTTCTCGGTCTTTTTCAGCCTACGCCCTTGGTCGGCTTCCAGCTTATCAACCTTGGCTTGCAGCTCTTTTTTGATAACATCAGACGGTAATATTTTTTCTTCACGCTTGGCAACAATGAGTATTTGATTACCTACTGAATGAGTTAATGCTTCACCTGTTTTGATGGGATTAGTCCAACCAACTTTCATCATGTCCTGACTTCCACAGGGTGAAAATTCAAGATTTTTTAATTGCGTTTCAAGTTCATCTGCTGAAATTTGAATGTCACGAGTTATACGATACACAATCGCATTTTTGAAAAAATTCATGTTTATTTCCTTAAATAGATTTAGGGTTAAGATTCAATTTCTTTCTAATTGAAGCAAGGTGTTCTAATGATTTTTCTTTGCTGGTTGGAATATGTAACTGAGGTATTTGTTTAACTGGCGCTGGAATAGTTTCACCTGCTTTGATTCTTGCAGTCATGCTCCGTAACTCTTTGGCGCAAAGTTTTTTAACCTCGCTATCCGTTAGGCTTTTACTTCGCATCTCAGAGTAAATTTTGGTAACCATCCAGTAGCAAGCGTTTGATGGCCATTTCATTTTACGCCAGCCACGCATTTTGCAGTATTCTCGATAGAGTTCGTGAAGCTGATCCTCGTCAGGCAAACCAAGAGCTACATAATCTTCTTCCTTGCACCACTTGATAAATTGACCAACAGCAGGCCAGAAAGGGTTATCACTTGCCCTAGCGTGCCGCATACCGTTTTGAAGTTGCTCTCTGGTAGTAATTCCATTTTCAGCAAAGGCGGCGATCCACTGGCGCTTAGCTGCTAGCTCGTCGCTTTCGTTTTTGAATATGGTGTTTACTGAGGCTGGAAAGATTTGTTTCAGGTTTCGGAATAACACATCGACTAGTTGCTCGGCTTGGGGATTTACTACTTTCTGCGGCGTACTGCTTTGAGCCATTCTAGCCAGTGCGCCTGCATCACGATTAGCGATTGCAGTAGCCAGATTAGTCTTCATATAAAATCATTCTCCCATGCTTCACGAGTATTCCAGCTCTGAGCTGGTTCAGGATCAACCTGTCGCTTACCTCGATTGGGTTGTTGGCTCTGTATGGTCAATGTGTCCCATTTCTCGCGTAACTTTGCGGGAGATAACACGTTGCTACACCAGAACGGGTCACGATTAGCCCATTTAAACATTCTGCAAATATCTTGGTGGGTATGCCCGTCTAGTTGTCTCATCAGACGAATATCGTTAGCCCATGTTGACCAGTTAGGCTCTTTAGCTGTAGGGCTTACAATCAGGACTTGCGAGTAAATCCATTGAGCAGCTTTCAGGTCATCAGCATTACCCCACTTGTTGCCTTTGGGTGAACTAATAACCGCATCATGTTTAACAGCTAAAACTTTTTGAGATGGTCTGTCAGAGGATTCGTTAGAATTCTCGGACGATATATTAGTTATTTCTTTTTTCTTTAAAGTATTTCTTTTGTGTGTCTCCAAGTCAGAGACATCATTTGTCTCTAAGTTAGAGACTTTTTTAGTCTTCAAGTTAGAGACACTGTCTCTAGATTGATTTTTCCATGCTGAAACCTCTTTATTAACCCCAATTTTATTACCCTCAAGGATGAGGTAATTCATTGAAATCAATTCTTTCTTTGCCTTGTTAACGTTCTGTCTTGATAGTCCAGATACGTCAGCTAATTGAGAATCGGATATACGGTCTACTTTTTTGCCAAACCCATAGGTTTTTCTGATAATCGCTAACATCACTCTTAGCTGCCTAACAGTTAAATTACAGCAGGAAAGTGATTCAAGTAATTCATTGGCAATTCTCGTATATCCATCATCAGTATCTGCCACTCTCTTTTCCTCCTGCTGTATCGCAGGGAACTGGAATACTTCCGCTGTATTCGTCATGCTGCCTCCAATTGCTCTCTAGCCAGTAACCCAGCGATCCACTGAATTCCTTTAGGCGTAAATTTAACTTGTGTGTATGCGTGACCGTTGATTTGATTCTCACCTGTTTTTACAACAAAACGCCCTACTTCAATGTGTTCTGAATAAGGTGTTAATTTTCCAGCCAGCTTGTACATAATTCGTTTTGAAAGTAGAAACTCTCTAAAGAAGTTTTCTTTGACTTTTAATAGTTTGCATACCTCACGAAAACCCAGTAAGCCAGTAGCTTGAACGTACCGATCAACAAATTCAGCTTTAGGCTCTGCAATTGCTAATTTCTGTTCAACTATTTGTTTCTGTTCTGCTAAGTCTGCCGCCAGACGTAAAGCTTCTGGCAGCGTTTGAGGAATGAGGGATTTTTGAGATTCAAGTTCTTGCCAGCGATCAACTAATCGCGCTGTAAACTCTGGTGATAATTGAGCGACAACAATAATGCTATCGCGCTTTCCTTTTTCGCCTGAAAAAATGTAAAAAGTGCTCGGCCTGCCTGCTGTGGGCTTTTCCCCCATTGGGGGTAAAGTTATTACCCCTCTTTCTGACAGTCTTTCGATTGATTGTTTAACCTTGTCATGCCTTGATTCGACTAGTTCAGATATTTCTAAGCTAGTCATGGTTAATTCACCACTGTTTACTAAAGTAGTTATTTGGTTCATAATTACCTCATTGGGTTGTTGTTAAATTAAGTTCATTTGTTGAGATGCCTCATCATTCGCCGTGGTTGGGGCTTTTCTTTTAACCTTTCCCTTCCCTTCAAGAGCCTGAATAACCCTTTCTGCATAATCACCTTCAATCACTACGCTTCTACTGTTTTCAGGCATTGATACAGCCTCCGCAGGTAGCCCGTAATGAGCTATTGCCTTGCAAGCTAGTTTGAATATCCGATTCTTTTCTCGGCTTGATGCTGTTGGATGTATTCCCATTTCACTAGCGAACGAGTTATTCCCTTCGTCTAGCATTCTCTTAAAAAAGTAACTTTCGAGAATTTCAGGCTTACATGTGATGTTTATAGTTTTTGCGTAGTCCATTTGTTAAATTCCTTTTGACGTAGTTAGTCCGTGACTCACGATCCAGTGAGTGTGTATTGATGTGCGCTTTTTCAGCGCTGAGATGTTAAAGAGCGAGGTGGATTACTTTTTATCTTTGACGAGATACTCAAAAGGAATCCCAAACAATTCATTTATTTGTGCGTATCTGGCAGGTGGAATGCGACCTTTTTTCTCCCACTGGCGAATGGCCTGATCGCTAATGTTTAACAGTTTTGCTAGTGCGGGAACGCCACCCGCTTTTTTAATTGTTGTTTCCAATGCATTCATAACAATTTCCCTTTAATTGAACTATCACAAGAATAATACAAGAGCTGCTTTAGTTAAGCAAGTTTTACTTGCTGGAATGTTAAAAGCAATACTTGTATATTGAAGAAATGAAAACTATGCGCGACAGAATCAAGCAAGCCAGACTTGCAAAAGACATGACCCAAGCTGAATTAGCTGATGCGGTTGGCGTATCACCTCAATCAGTACAACAGTGGGAAACCAGTACCGAGCCAAGAAAGAATAGAGTAATGAAGATTGCTGAAATTCTTGGTGTAGATGCTAATTGGCTTTTATTTGGTAGACCAGAGTCTGAAAACAGAAAAGACGTGGTTAAGATAGAGCTAGAGGATGGCTCTAATGTTCAAGAAAGGTATAAAGTAGAAATATTAGATATCGAAGCAAGTGCTGGCTCTGGCGTTATGGTTCTTGATGATTTCATAGAGACTATCACGGCTATTGAGTATTCAGCGGATGAAGCAAAACGATTATTTGGTGGTAGACCTTCAAATACGATAAAGATGATCACCGTAAAGGGTGACTCTATGGCTGAAACGTTCGAACCTAGGGATCAGATATTCGTAGATATAACCACAAACTTTTTTGATGGTGACGGGATTTATGTGTTCGTATTGGATAACCAGCTCTACATAAAGCGATTGCAGAAACAGTATAAGCGCCTAGCAGTTATATCTGACAACCCTAGATATGAAACTTGGTATCTAGACGAAGATGCTCTTAATGGGCTTTATATATGCGCTAAGGTGCTAGTTAGCCAGTCTATTACTTATAAGTTTCACAGCTAACCTAATGGCCTGACGACACGTTCATATGAAAAAATTATGGGGTTGTATCAAGCAGCACAAGGTAGAAATAACCGCAGCACTATCCGTGATTGCAATGCTGGTATGGTTTGATTTTGATGATGATGCCATATTCCAACTCTACGAGATGATTTTTGGACGGCCTGACGACACGTTTTAGGAGAATGCATGGCATTTAACGACATTGAGATAGCTAACATTAAGCGGTGTATGGAGTTTTTCATGGAAAAGCGCCGACCTGCTGAACACCTAAGGGATGAGCTGGATTTAAGCTATAGCATTGAAGATGACTCCGTTGTCATATTTGAAGTAAGACGCCTTACTTGGAGTGACGGGCAAGCTCAAGAGCCGATAGCAAAAATTACACATGACAAATCTAACAGCTCTTGGTCTCTGTTTTGGATGGATAAAGACAGCAACTGGCACAACTACGATGAAATAATGCTAGGCAGTTTTTCTGACGCCATTAGGCTCGTTGAAGATGATGCCCGTGGCTGCTTCTTTGGATGACGACACGTTTTAGGGTGTGGGTGGTATTAACCTAAAAATTCTAATGATTAATTGGAATCGATTTAATATGGATAAATTTGCAATTATTAAAATAAATACATCTCCAGACTCATTAGAACAATTAGGTACAAAAGAGAAATTTTGGTTTACTTATAAAAATAACAAATACTTATTTAAGTACACAAAAAGCGTCACTGGTGAGCATTGGTCTGAAAAGTGCGCGGAAGAGATCTGTAAAGTACTTGGAATTCCGCATGCTACATACGATATAGGGTTGTGTGGAGATAGATGGGGGGTGATATCACCAAATTTTATTCCTCATAATTTCAGGATGGTTATGGGTAACGAAGTTCTTCATAATCATACCCCCGGATACCCAAAACCAGTATCTGATGTTGAAAAGCAAGTTAGGGTAAGAGAACATACAGTTGCTAGAGTATTATCTTGTTTGGAAAACAAGATATTACCACCTATATTTCATAATTATGACATTTCAGGGTTAACTTCTGGTGATGTTTTCTGTGGTTATTTGATGCTTGATGTGTTAATTAGTAATCAAGATAGGCACCATGAAAACTGGGCAATTATGCAAGATGACCAGTCGGGTAAAAGATACCTTTGCCCAACATACGATCATGCAGCTAGCCTAGGAAGAGAAATGACAGATAGAGAAAAAAATGAACGACTTAATACTAAAGATATAAACCGTTCTATATCTAAATTTGTAACCAAGGCGAGGTCTGAGTTATTTAGAACACAAAAAGATACTAAAAGATTACTTACCATTGAAGCATTCGAAGAGGCAGTAAAAACACGAAAAGAGGTAATGAACTTTTGGATATCAAAGCTACATGACCTAAATGATGAATGCCTAAAAGATATTTTTGCTAGATTAGATGAAAAATGCATTTCTGAAGTTTCTAGAAAATTTGCATTTGAGATGGTAAAAGAAAATAGAAAAAGGCTGTTGAAGCAGTTTTTCTTAGGAGATGAACATGAGTAACTCTGTATATGTTGCGTGGCAATGCCCTGAATCTAGAGGGTGGCATGTTGTAGGAAGACTACAAGAGCATCAATCAGGGTATGCTTTTAATTATACTAAGGGAGTCTATGAAGCTAAAAACTTCAACCCCTTTAGTGGAATGCTAGAGCTAGATAAGATTTATATTTCAGAAGAGCTTTTCCCTTTATTTAAGAATAGATTGCTATCCAGCAGAAGGCCAGAATATCCATTTTTCATTAAGTGGTTAGGATTGAATAATGACAATGCCTCACCAATGGAGGTTTTGGCAAGAAGTGGCGGGATTAGGGCGACAGACCAACTGCAAGTGTTTAAAAAAATCGATCCAAATGAAAATGGGAAGGTAGAGGTTTATTTTTTTGCTCATGGACTCAAACATTTTAGTGAGTCAGCAGAAAACCGAGTTAATTCCTTAAGGAAAGGTGATGAATTAAGGCTATTGCCAGATCCACAAAATGAACATGATAACTACGCAATCGCGGTGTCAGCTATGAATCCAATGGAGCTAATTGGTTACTGCCCTAGATTTCTGAATAAAGATATCTCACTGATGCTAAACGATCCGTTAGGGACAATTAAAGTAACTGTAGAACAATTGAGTGAGGACGCTCCTACAAACTACAAATTACTATGCAAGCTAACTGGAGAGGCAAACGATAGCACTTTAAACGCAATTAAAAGCAACGTAGCATATATGCCAATTGTTGAGTAATGCAATAATCAGAACACCCCACCCCAGCCCTCCCCGCGAGGGCTTTTTTGTGTCCTATCCCCTCCAAAGAAGTGATCTGCATTCCAATCTGAGATTTTTTTGAAAAAAAATTGCCTGAAAAAACAACCAAATAAATTAAAAATCAAGTAAAAAACAAAAATAAACACAAGATATACTTGTTTTAATAAAGCATTGCTTGTATAGTTATTCCATCGAAGGCAAGGAGCCATAGATAAACAGGATGTTCGCTCTTTAACAGATAGCGCTGAAAAAGCGCAAACCAAAGACAGTATGTTTTGGGATTGGTGAACGCTACGGCGGCACGTGTGGTACTAGGCGACCACCACCAATCACCAAAGCAAACTGTAAGGGGAGAACTATGTGTAACTTTCACGGCTACAACAACGCCAGATTACGCAGAATGGAACGCAGAAAGGCATTGCATGAATCTTACGAGCTAACTAAAAGCTTAAAAGCTGCAATCCATGGCGAACAAGTAGAAGAAACAAAACGCCCTACCTTATCACTAACACGCAAACCAATTAGCCGAGTTGAAAAAGCAATTTCAATTCGCAGCACTAAAGTTTATGACTCAGTAGATAATACCTGCTTACCAAATACTAGCATTTACTCAGTTAAATATCGTAAGTCAGGAACGTTATTAGAGTCTGGAGAAGTAACGGCTAGAGCGTAGACACACGCAAGCCGAGCAGTGAGTTCGGGGTGACGGCGAGATAAAGCCCACGGATGGGCTTAGTAATAAGTTACGGCAGGGTTTTCATTACTGAATCTAAATCCCTGTCTTCAAATTCAGATGACCAACCACAGGAACTACAATGGTAAGGAAAATCAGGAAAACCACTACCGACCGCTTTAAGACAGTTGGGACAATACACAGCCCTAATGTAGCTGCCAGAGGTATCTTTTCTAAAGGACGCTCCCATGTGTTGGATAAATTGCTCCTTTTCCCTATAACTCGCTATTTCCTTCTCAAGTTCGCTGTTCTTTATTTTAAGCTCGGCAAGTTCTTTCTCGGTGGCTTCATTGGCTTTTTGAATTACTTCAATTTGCTCGTAGATGAAAGCGATTCGCTCTCTAAGTACCTCGTTCGTTTGAACAGTAGAAAGAGCACCAATGGCATTTTTAACCGAAGAAATAAATAAACCTACATCCATGAAGTTATTCCTTATATTGACTGTGGAATAACCAATATATCAATTTTCCTTGACTGTGGAAAGTAAGGAACCACCTCGCCTGACGTGGTTAAAAGCAGGCACAGTTAACTAATTACAGTCCATTCTGTGGGCTGTGGTGAGTTGATTAATAGGAGGTAAATGTGACCGAATATCAAATTGAACGCATGAAAAATGAAATAGCCGAGAGAATGGAAGCTCTTGAATTTCTCAGGGATAACATTGGTTGTTTTCCTGAATACATGGATAAGGTGGCAACTGGTCGGTTATTTAGAGGCTGGCGATTTGTTAAGGCTCTAGATAACAATGAGATTATTTTTGCTAATTGCCTTCAACCTGCAATTACTAAACGTGAGTTCGATTTGGTAGTTGGTGGCATTTACTAGTTGATTAATAGATAGGAGATAGAGAGTGAAAACATTCAAAAATGTACCTTGGATTAACTGTTGCACTAAGTGTGATGCAGAACAGGCAACGGTACAGACAGAAAAAGGCAATGAAGACTGGTTTTACGATGGCGACAAAGTCACTTGCGAAAACTGCGGTCACACTGGCGTTATTGAAGCAGATGGTGAGTGCGCTTGGTGTATATGGGATGAGGTTAAAGACTAGCATCGCTTAGTTAATAACGGAGAGAGTATGACAAATAAAACAGGTGGGTTTGATGGCAGTCCTGCTCCATGGGAAAACCGCGATGGTTTTGTATATGACTCAGAGGGTGAAGTTATTTGCTCTTCATATGGATATGAAAGTGATGATGACCTAATCGCAGCGGCACCAGAGTTATTACAAGCACTACAACTAATCGTAAGTTATCACGATGACGGAAATAGAAGTTTACATCGTGAAGATTTAGAAATGGCTCGTAAAGCAATCGCAAAAGCCCTCGGTAAGCAGTAACCCACCACAACACATTTCATATCGCTATTAATAGTGAGGAATACGCACATAAGGAACATAGGAAATGGCAAATGAATTAGTCGTAATTGAACAAGCAACTGCGCTCGATTTATTTACAGCGCCAGAAAAAGTAAATCAGATGCTAGAGCACATTAAATCTCTTGCAGAAGAAGAGCGTAAAGAACTAGACAGTGATTTCTCAGTAGCTAAAAACCGAAAGGCTTTTGCATCTTTGGCGTACAAGGTCGCTCAAACAAAAGCGTATATCGACAAGGAAGGTAAGGCAGTTGTCGATAAGTTAAAAGAGCTACCAAAAAAAGTTGATGCTAATCGCAAGATTTTTCGTGACGAACTAGATGCATTAAGCAAAGATATTCGCAAGCCACTAACAGAGTGGGAGGCTCAAGAAAAAGCTCGCGAAGAAGCCGAAGCGCTTAAGAAGCAAATCGAAGTTGATCATGAAGAAGCTCTGCGAATGAACGAGCTGTTTGATTTGCGCAAAGCCGAAGAAGAACGCCAGCGCATTGCTCGTGAAGAAGAAATGAAAAGACAAGCTGCGGAACAGGCAAGGCTCGAAGCTGAACGTAAAGCACAGCAAGAAATCGAAGCAGCAGCACAGCGTGAACGCGAAGCAAAAGAAGCCGCCGAACGTGCAGAGCGTGAAAAGCAGGAAGCTATTCAACGTGCAGAGCAAGCAGCAAAAGAAGCCAAGGAAAAGGCAGAGCGTGATGCTAAAGAAGCTCAGGAGCGAGCCGAACGCGAGAAACAATTAGCTATCGAAGCTGAGCGCAAGAAAGCACAAGAAGCAGAACAAGCGCGATTAGCAGAAGAAGAACGTAAGCGTCAGGAAGAAGCTAAACGTCAGGCTGATAAGGAGCATCGTCGCAAGTATAACCAAGAAACCTTACAAGCCTTAGTAAGTAACGGATTTGATGAAAAATTAGCGACTGAATTTATTAAGTTAGTTGCTAGTAATAAAATCCCCCACATGACAATGAATTACTAATACCCACCGCACCAACACCAGAACCTAAATAACAATCGCTATCGTAAGATACGTGAGGATTAATCATGCAATCAAAAAACAAATACAGCCGTGCAATGCGAGACGTTTGCATGGTTAAACCAGTTAAACCTCAAGCAGTTAGAAATAAGCCAACATCAGGGTTTTGTCTGGCAGTTATAGCAATATTCGCATTCCTATTACTTCCTGCTTTGGTGAGGTGACTTATGAATAAATGCATACAGCTTTTATTGTCAACTTTTGGATGCGACCACTCCTCATCAGGAACAATTATTACTTGTGTCAACGGAAATGACATCAAGCGCATAGACGGTGATTACGGAATAATCATCAGCAAACTACAGTTCACGGAAAAAGAACGCTACGAAAACATTAAGGAAGATGGGCAGCTTGCTGGGTTTATTGATGAAGCCATAGCGGCTGGTGATGGGCAATGGATTGTCGATTACATCAGGAGCAAAGGTAAGGTGGCAGCATGAGAATTTCAGAGTATGAAAACTTCGTCACCATTCCAGACCGCGAGCATCTAGCAAATCAATATGATGAGCTAGCTAATGAAATGGCTCAGCGGTTTTATGATGCAGTCATGGATGAAACTCCGCATCTAATACAAAAACTTAATGAATCTGAACTTAATGGCATTTGGAATGGATTATTTAAAGCCGCTAAGTCTGAAAACTTACTGAGATAATCAAAGGGAAAAATATGAGTAACTCACTAGTCTCAATGGCTGGCTCACTTGCTAAAAAGTTAGAGCTGGCTATTGATGAAAAAGACCTAATTCAAACATTGAAATCCACGGCATTTAAAGCCGAAGCAACAGACCAGCAGTTTCTATCACTTCTCATCGTCGCTAATCAATACAACTTAAACCCTTGGACTAAAGAAATTTACGCATTTCCAGACAGAACAGGAATTGTTCCAGTTGTTGGTGTTGATGGTTGGGCGCGCATTATTAATGAAAACAAAAACTTTGATGGCATGGAATTCATCATGGACGCTGACTCCTGCACATGCAAAATTTACCGCAAAGACAGGAGTCATCCTACCTCGGTTACTGAGTACATGGATGAATGCAATCGAAACACCCAGCCTTGGAAATCACACCCAAAACGGATGTTACGGCACAAAGCAATGATCCAATGTGCTCGACTAGCTTTTGGTTTTGCCGGTATTTATGACCAAGACGAGGCCGAGAGAATTACCGAAAACACACCAACGGGCGTTATTAACGGGCAAGAAAGCCACGAAAAAAGAGCTGAATTAATCGCTAAGTGTGAAGCGGCAGCAGCCAAAGGAATGGACGCATTTAAACAATTATGGACGGAGTTATCAGGGGATGAGCGAACCATTATCGGATCCGCTGAAAAGGAACGAATTAAAAACTCTATAGCCATCGATGCTGAATTTACCGAGGTGCCAAGTGGAGCAGAAAACTGACGAATGGTATGCGGCAAGACTAGGATGTGTTACCGCCAGTAACCTATCAAAAGTAATGGCAAAAGGAAGCGGAGCAACTCGTAGAAATTATATGGCTCAACTAATTTGCGAAACACTAACAGGACAAAAGGAAGAGTCCTTCAAATCAGCCAGTATGGAGCGTGGAAATGAGCTTGAGGCAGTTGCAAGGGAAATGTATTGCCTCAATGAGTTCGACGCCACAGTGACAGAAACAGGCTTTATCCCTCACCCATCTATCGAAGGATTCGGAGCTAGCCCTGATGGGTTGGTAGATGAAGATGGACTTATTGAAATCAAATGCCCAAACACCGCAACTCACTTAGAAACGCTTAGGACAGGAAAGCCTAAGACTGAATATCTATTACAAATGCACGGGCAAATGATGTGCACTGGACGCAAATGGTGTGACTTTGTCAGCTATGACAATCGCCTTCCAGTAAACCTCGCCTATTTCAAAACACGGATTGTTTTTAATGACGAGCTAGCACAAAAAATTGAGCAAGAAGTTCGTAAATTCTTAAATGAACTCAAGGAAGAAATAGAAAAGTTAACTAAATATGCGGAGGCTTCTTGATGGCTGAGAGAGGAGTAAATAAAGCAACCATCATTGGCAATTTAGGCGATGATCCGATCGTGAGGTATTCACCAAACGGAACCGCATTTGCTAATTTTTCGGTTGCTACAAGCGAAACGTGGACAGATAAAAACACAGGTGAGAAACGAGAGCGCACTGATTGGCACGACATTGTCATACAAGGAAAGCTGGCAGAGGTGGCAGGCCAATACCTGAAAAAAGGCAGCCAGGTATACATTGAAGGAAAAATGCGCACTCGTAAGTATCAAGGTAATGACGGGCAAGATAAATACATTACGGAAGTTATCGTTGGCATTGATGGGAAAATGCAAATGTTAGGTGGTCGTGGTGGCGAATCATCAGGCCAAAGCCAAGGTGGTCAAAGCGGTTGGGGGCAGCCTCAGCAGCCAGCGCGACAGCCTCAGCAGATGCAGCAGCGACCACAACAGTCAGCACCGCAGAATGAGCCGCCGATGGATTGGGATGATCAAGAAATCCCCTTCTGACACCCATCAAATCCAGCAGTAAATACACTCCAAAGAATAATTTAGAACATCTACTTTTCTAAAAGGTTGGTGGATATGAAGAATTGTTTTAAATGCAACAAAGAAAAGCCATTGAATGAATTTTATAAGCATAAAGACACAATTGATGGGCATCTAAATAAATGCAAAGAATGCACAAGATTAGATGTGAAAAGAAACTCAGAAAAAGTTGGAAATAAATATGACTTCTCAATAAAAGGAGTTTTTAGGGTTTTATATAAAACTCAAAAAAGACACCAAAAATTAAGAGGTCATGGTGATATGCCTTACACCAAAGATGAATTAATCGAATGGTGTATGAACAACGGATTTATTGATCTATATAGAACTTGGGAAAAATCAGGGTTTAAAACAAGTCTGAAGCCAAGCGTAGACAGATTAAATGATCTTAAAGGTTACAGTTTTGACAATATAAGGCTTTGCACATGGAGAGAAAATAGAGAGCACCAGTTTAACGATATAAAAATGGGGATAGGAACTGGAGGAAAGCGATGTAAAAAACTCATGAAGATGGACGGTTCAGGAAAGGTAATTTGCAGTTATGTATCCTACAGCTCCGCAATTAGAGACGTAGGTTATAAGCTAGAATATCAAATCAGAAATAAAATTAAGTGTAGAAATGGTTTTTATTGGAAATACGCTTAACTTACTCCCCTACCCACGCCACGCTATTTATGTGATTTAACCAAAGGATATAACCATGAAAGCTACGGACGGCTTAATTTAACTCGCAGGGATGCAATGAATAAAAAAATGCCGACACAGGGAGGTCGGCGAAAGTTGCACAGCTTGTAACTACTCTTTCGGATTAAGTGTAGAAGGTAAATAGGTATTTGCCATGAAACGTTTTAATCCTAGCGATTAAATAGATGCAATAAGAGGGATGAATATGATTGAGAAGCCGATTTATTATATGTCAGCAGAAAGACCAACTATTAAAGAAAGTCACTTCTCACTTTGCATCGTTAAAGTTTCTTCTGATGGTTGTGAGCTTTTATCTGAAAAGAAGTTTGCAGTAAAGCCCACAAAGCGACAAATACGAAAAGTAACTAAATTTGTAATGAATCACACTAGAAAGGTGGAGTGATGGATAAATCAAGGCAGCAATTTGAAGAGTGGTTTGCACCGCAGAAAGAAGAAATGAAGCGGAATGGGTTAGGTATGATTTCGATAACGAGAATGCACCAGCGCCAATGGATGGCATGGCAAGCATCACGCGAGAGTTTAATTAATAACTTAGAGCCTGTTGGTTATATAACTCCTGTTTCTGGACTTCTTCTTCGTAGAAAACAAAAATCATTTATTTACCCAGAAAAAACAGAAACTAATATCCCACTATATCGATTGGATTAAATAATAATGAAGCTATTTGTACTGTTATTAATTTGGCAGGGATATGTTACGCCTGTAACCGATACATTGTACACACAGCAAGAATGCGAGAGCCGTGCTATGCAAATAATGCAGGTGCGGGATGTTGAAATGGTTTGTGGGGAGGTGATTAGATAATGAAAATAACAATCGAATGTAAAGATAATGAGTATTTATTTGCTCTAGAAGCGGCAAAAACAATTATCAGTAATAAACCAGATGTTAATGCGCTAGCTGTGGCTACTGGTGATGGAAAAACAGCGTACGGTAAGAAATCACACGCAGGTAATTACAAGATAACTGTGAAGGATTAATCAATGAATAAATACACCGAACTATCTGATTTTGAGATTAATAAAAAGGTTGCTGCAAGATATTATCAAAACAAAGACTTTATTGAAGCATATAAGGATGTCGAGAAAGTATTTGTTGATGGTAATTTATTCGACCCATGCAACAACCCAGCCGATGCAATGCCGATTATTATTGAGAATAAAATAGGGTTATCACCAATGTACCATTCTAATAAATGGACGGCTGACTGTCTTGATTATGATTTTATCTCAGTAAATAAAAACCCACTACGCGCAGCAATGGAATTATTTCTACTAATGAAGGATGCGGAGAATGAAGGCTGACTACGGAGGTAGCCACACACAAAAGGAATTGCGTGATAGATGGCAAACTCCCCTACCTTTATTTACAGCATTGGACGCTGAATTCGGTTTTTATTTAGATGCCGCAGCCGATAAAAATAACGCTCTCTGTTCTCATTACCTCACCGAAAAAGACGACTCGTTAAATTGCGATTGGGAAAGTTACGGGGCTATTTGGGTGAATCCCCCGTACAGTGAAATTCAGCCTTGGGTTAATAAGGCCGCTGAACAATGTAAAAAACAATTGCAGCCTATAGTTATGTTGGTTCCTGCTGATACTTCTGTCGGCTGGTTTAATTCTGCATTGGAAACTGTTGATGAAGTGAGATTAATCACAGGAGGTCGAATTTCATTTATTAACGCTGGCACAAATAAACCAGTTAACGGAAATAATAAAGGGTCAATGCTTTTAATATGGCGACCATACATTAAACCACGAAAGATAATTAGCACTGTCGATAGAGATGAGTTAATAAATATCGGCAATCAAATATTAAACGAATGGAAAATAGCATAGGTGAATTATGACGCTTACTCAATTCTTAGGGTTAATAGCTCTTTGCATACTAATTTACTTGATTGATACAGGACAGGCTTAATTATGAATATTATCGACTCAGCAAACGAACTAGAACAATTACACCTTCAAGCAGCATTATCAAATCGCCAGCCAGTAATTAAGTCAATAAACGGAATGTGCATCTGGTGTGAAGAAATGCCAGCAAAACCAAATAGCGCATATTGCAGTAAAGATTGCGGGGATGATTATGAGAAATATAGAAGGAAGAATGGATGATGTAACGCTTGAAAACGGACGCCGAAAGATAGCAAGGGAATGCAGAGACAAATTAAAGCAACTCAAAAAACTCAGCGACAAACAAAGCACAGCAATACTCAAAGATTACCTTCCGAAATTCCAATTAACACTCAGCGAAAAGCACAAGAAATTCCCACCTATTATGTGGTTGACTTATTACGTCAACTCTATCGATAAGGAGATTAATAGTGGATGACTCTCTTTATACAATAAAAGAATACGCATCGATGATCCGGCTGTCATCTTCAACGGTATACCGCAACCCTGCTAAATATTACATGTTCAGGGTCGGTGGCTCATGGAGAGCAAACAAGGAAAGCCTGAAAAAGTTTGAACAGGCACAGTTTAACGATAATAATGTCTATCGGCTGGCTGTAGTCGGTAGTGGGAGGAAAACATGCCGATCTACAAAAGAGGTAAGAAATACTGGGTTGACGTTACAGCACCAAGCGGAGAAAGAATTAGAAAATCTGCTGGCACGGAGGATAAAGCCAAAGCCCAAGAGTATCATGACAAGTTAAAACATGACCTATGGCAAATGGAAAAACTGGACAGGATGCCAGATAGGTCGTTTGAGGAAATGATGTTACTGGCTTTAAAAGATGCCGAAGGACAAGCGTCATTTCCTACAAAACTTGCCTACGCTGAATATTTCCAGCATGTATTTAAAGGAAGGAAAATATCTACAATAACCAGTGATGAAATAGCCAACTCATTGCCACTGTATAACCCAAAAACAAAGAGGAAGCTATCCAACGCAACGCAAAATAGATATCGCTCATTCATTCTAAGGGCTTTTTCACTGGCACACAAAATGGGATGGCTAACCAAGTCATCCTATATACCACGGATGAAAGAGCCCACTGTTAGGGTTCGATGGCTAGAAAAGTGGGAAGCTGAACTACTCATATCTAACATCAAAGTTAAGTGGATGAAGGATTTTGTTTCTATTGCTATTTTAACGGGTATGAGAAAAAGCGAGATATTATCGCTTAAATGGAAAAGTGTAGACCTAGTTAGAAGAGTTGCTCATGTAACCGCAGATAATGCAAAGTCAGGACGAGCTAGACCAGTTCCGCTAAATGACGTGGCCATTGAGATTCTAAATGGAATTGAAAAGGATGGTGAATATGTGTTTTCCAACAAAGGAAAGCGAAGGAGTAACTATTATCGTGAGTGCTATTATCAAGCGTTGATTGATTCCGGTATAACTGATTTCACTTTTCACGACTTGAGACACACTTGGGCAAGTTGGCACGCACAAAGTGGAACTCCGTTAATGGTGTTAAAAGAAATGGGAGGATGGGAGACATTAGAAATGGTTCAGAAATATGCTCACTTTAGCGGTCAACATTTAACCAAATATAGTGAGCACGTCACAATTTCGACACAGCCGAAGAATGAAGCCAGCCAAAAGCCACACTTAACTCTTTTAACTGGCTGA